CTTTACCAGCATTCATGAAATTGATGACTGGAGTTAAGGGTGTAGGTACTCACGTATTCGGTGAATCTGATATCGTTAGAGCTAAGATCCTTCAAGAAATCGTACACAGATACGAAAAGTGGAAAGACGAGAACGAGAAATGAAACTAACTTTTATTTTATAATATAACTAAAAGCCAATCACGCGATTGGCTTTTTTGTTTAAACTAAAACATGAAATTTGGAACTAAATAATAAAAATAAGGTCAATAAAATTGTTAAAGAATGGAAAGAAGCAACTAACAGAGAAATTTGGGAAGGTGTTCGTGATAATTTTCTTTATGGTTTTTTAGGTGCAATTCTAGTTGTTTTTATTTCAACGCGTACAGACATTGCTGTATTACTAGGTTACATAGTTTATTACTTATATTTAGGTAGAATTGTCAATAGACCAAAATATGTAACGGATCTTGGTAAATTAATCGTATTCCCCATACCTTCAGCTATTGGTGCATTTACTGGATACAAGGTTTCATTATCTCTTGTTACGTATGTACAGTCTATGTTCTAGACCATAAATGAAACCAAGTTATTCTATTGTGTATAATATACATGACACAGATACTATTAAAAGGATTTTATAACGAGCGCGGCGTAGAGGTTGGCGTTGATGAAGCTGGCCGAGGAGCGTTAGCAGGACCAGTAACCATAGCAGCATGTATTATGCCACACGGTTTTCAGCATCCTTTGATAAAAGATTCAAAGATTTTATCAGAAGGAAATCGAGCTAAAGCTCGTCAAATAGTTTTAGATAATGCTATAGCTTGGTCTGTAGTACATATTCCAGTAGAAAAGATCGAAGAGGTTAATATCTTGAATGCAACTATGTTAGGTATGCAACAATCTCTACAGGAAACCCACCAGAAAGTTAGCTTTGATTTTATCTTAATCGATGGAGATCAATTCCATGGTTTTCATGGAATTCCATTTGTAACTGTCGTTGGTGGTGATAACAAATACACCTCAATTGCGGCAGCTTCTATTCTAGCCAAAACATTTAGAGATGATTGGATGAAAGAACATGCTGAAGGAAATGAAGCTTATGGATGGGGATCAAACAAAGGTTATGGTACAAAGCAACATCGAGATGCTATTGAACAAATAGGCCCATCAGAACACCATAGACCAAGTTTTATCAGTCACATGTTGACTAAAACAGCTTCATTGTTTTGAGAAATCTATTCATAGGGATATTACTATTCTTTTTTGGTCAATCACTAGTATGGATCCAAACAAATGGTCAATTTGTGTGGCCTATAATTAAAAAGAATCCATGGGTAGTTTCTATAATTGGAGGCACAATCATCTCTTACACCTTTATTACAGCAACTAAATATCTTGTTGAATATTATGATGGTCAACTTTGGCCAGGAAGATTCATAGGATTTGCTACAGGTATCTTGGCCTTTTCAATACTTACGTATTTTATTATGAATGAAGGTATGAATGCTAAGACTTTGGTTTCATTGGGCTTATCAGTTGCTTTGATCGCAGTTCAATTATTCTGGAAATAATTGTTCGCAACTTTATTTTTTAGTATTAAATAAATCACGTATATTTACTCTATAATAAAAACAAATAAAATGAATAACACAACACAATTTTTAGGATTATTTTTTGGTAGTATTGCTCTAGTAGCCTTAGCTGCCATTATCTTGGCGTGGCCAACTCAATTACTATGGAACGGATGTTTGGTTCCAGCAGTTGACGGATTACATGAAATCGGTTTCTGGCAAGCTTTAGGAATTAACTTCTTATTTAGCATGCTTTTTAAAACAACAGCAAAATCAAGCACTAAAAAAGACTAATTATGAGAATTTATTTGGACGATGTTAGAACTCCAGTTGAAAAAGACTGGATTGTAGTTAGAAGCTACCAAGAATTTGTAGATGCTGTTAAATCTCATGGTTTGGCAAACATCAATACAATTAGTTTAGATCATGATCTTGGTGACTCTGCTATGAGTGAATACTTTACTAATGTTAGTCCAAATTACACTCTTAATTATGACAACATTAAAGAAAAGACTGGATATGACTGTGCTAAATGGTTGATTAATCATTTCTATGATGTAAATCCTAAAAGATTAGATATGCATAGATCTGAAAAGCGTAACTTTCCAGTTAAATTTCCTACTGTTTACGTTCACTCTGCAAATCCCATTGGAAGTGCAAACATTATGGGTTACATTAATAATTTCTTAATGAACGAGGGGCAATCACAAGATTGTGTTCGAGTACAGATTGCACATACAGTGTAAAAGTTACGAACATTTCGAAAATAAATGAGCCCAGATTTTTTAGTTTGGGCTTTTTTTTGTATATTTACTGTATAATTAAAAACAACATGAAAAAGATACTTTATATTGACTTAGACGGAGTGATGGTTGACTTAGAAAGTCACGCTATTAAACGACACGGACCAGATGCAGTTAGACATCTTGGCAGATTAACAAGCGTAGACAAAGAGTTGTTTGAGGATCCTGAGCCGATGCCTGGAGCTATTGAGGCTTTCACTGAGCTGTATAAAGTATTCGACGTATATTTCCTTAGCACTGCACCTTGGTCTAACCCTAATGCTCTGGCTTCTAAAAGACGTTGGGTACAAAAAAACTTGGGTAAGTTAGCTCATAAACGTTTAATCATGACTCACCGAAAAGATCTTTGTATGGGTGAATTTTTGGTTGATGATAGACCTAATAATGGTGCTGCCGAATTTAAAGGCGAATGGATCCAATTTGGTCAACCTGGTTTTGAATCATGGGTAGAAGTTAAAAATTATTTGATCGAGCGAGCTTGATATATAGTCCATGAGACTTTTAAGCTTAAATGAATTTCTTTTAGAGAAAGCAAATAATAATACTGACCTATACAAGGCATATTTAGCAATTGATCCAAAGAGTGGTCACAGATGGTGGAGTTATAAAGACTTTGCTGGAGATAACTTCTTTATTCAAATCACGCTCGATAATTACAAGGACATGGACATCAATCCTGATTTTCCAGTTCTTAATTACAATAGTAAGGTTACGCAAACTCTTTTAGATAAAAATCTCATTAAGATTGAAAACGTTTATAATAGCCCTGAGTTTATTAAAATGTCAGGATCTAAAACAGAATTTCATAAAATAGTTGAAGGCGATGAAAATATCCCTAAAACTGCCTACAATAAAGAAGATGCTTTGAAAGAGATTGGATTTCCAATGATTGCTAAACCAGCGAGTGGACATTCAGGACTTGGTATTCAGATCTTCAAATCACAAGCTGATTTTGACAAAGCAGATCTATCTAAATTAGATGTGTTCTCAGAATACATTGACAAGAAGGGTGAACATCGTATTATTAATTTCAATGGTGCTCCAATGTACTGGATGGAACGTATTCCGATGAATGATAAAGCCAAATCTGGCGATGGCAAAGGTGAAGAACAAATGATGTTCAAGTACATATTGCATGACGTATCTAAATTGCCTAAGAAATACACAGACCTTATGGTAAAATACTGTAAGATGTTTGACAAATTACCATACATTACATTTGATGTAATGGAATCTAAAGACGGTAAGTTATATGTGATTGAGTCCAATGCTCAACCTGGAGTACCTTATGATAGCACTGTTCAGCTATATAGAAACATATTTAATGACTTCTATAGCAGACCAGTTGATAACCAAACAGATGCTAAATTAAAAGAATTTTCTGATTTTATGTGTAAGAAAACCATAGAGTTGGATCCAGAACGCTTCGAAATTAAGAAATAATTTCAAATAAATTTTTTTATGTCGATTATTATGTGTATATTTACACTATAAATAATTGATATATGCAAATCTTATCCCTTTACATTCTAATAGGCACTTTATTCAGTGCATTTACAGACTATGCTCATTCTAAGGCTAAAAATTGGCCTTCATCTGAAGAATGGGAACAAAGCAAACTAAACAATTTTGATAGATTTTGGCTGATCTTTATGTGGCCAATTGGTATCATTATTATAGTGATTAGACTTTTTTCATCAAAGGACTAAATGTTCGTAACTTTATTTTTTATTGTCAAATAAATCACGTATATTTACTCTATAATTAAAAACAAAAAAACATGGAATTTATCGAAGGTAACTTAAAAGCTGTAAAAGATTCATCTGATTTCGGAGGTGCTAATATGTGGCATTTACATATCATGACAGTTAGTGGTTGGTATGATAGCGTGCAATGGATGCATCTTAGTAATATCCAAAAGTTCTTTAAGACTCAATTACCGGTCTTTGAAGAAGCTAAATGTTCGTAACTTTATTTTACCAGATCAAATTTATTTAGTATATTTACATTATAACAAAAACAAACAATATGAACGTCGAATCAATCAAATGTAATGGTCTCACTGGAGGCTTTGGAAATGCAACACTTAGTGTACAATCAACAATTCAAACAGCGGTATCTCTATTTAGAATGAGACATAATGACATCTTTAGTATGTTACCAGAAGGCCAATATCATGCTGGTTCTAGATTTAAATCTGATGAAGATGTAACTAAGCGTATTTGTTCTGGTCTTTATGAAGCTGCAATCCAAGAAGTAACGGGTAAAAGTTGGCCTGCACATAATGCAACTGATGAACAATTTGTTCAGATAGTAATGATGATTGAGAATTTCATCGAAAATATTAGTGGCACCAATATGGATGCTATAATCTTAGAAGGTATGCGTGATTGTGCTGGTGCAGATCATTGGTATACTTTCGAAAAACAGTGGGACTAATTAACATATAAATATTATGGCAATCAATTTAGGATATTGTTGCATCAATATGACTTTACAAAAAGAACGTAAAGTTACTATCGGTCGTGGCATGATTAAGAAAACATTTGCGGAACGAGGAATCAAGTATGCGAGCGAACTAGCTTTGGCTAATGTCAAGGACATGGTAGAAATTATCAAATGGAACCATGCAAATGGCATTACGCTTTATCGCATGAGCTCAGATATGTTTCCGTGGTACAGTGAATACGAACTTAAAGATTTGCCAGATTACGAGAAGATCTGTAACGTTCTTAAAGGTGCTGGTACTTTGGCGAAACAATATGGTCAACGATTGACTTTTCACCCTGGTCCATTCTCGGTTTTGGCTTCTGCTAATCCAGACGTAGTTACGAAAACAATTAGAGATCTAAATACACACGGTGAAATTATGGATCTTATTGGCTTACCTCGTACACCTTATGCTGCCATTAATATTCACGTTAATACTACAGCGCCAAATAAAGAAGATGCGATGGCAAGATTCTGTGCTAACTTCTTATTACTTAACGATTCAGCTAAATTTCGTTTAGTTGTAGAAAACGATGACAAAGAATCTCAATACACTGTTGAAGATCTTTATAAGCATGTCTATTCTGTGATTGGTACGCCGATTACATTTGATTATCATCATCATTGGTGTCATCCAGGTGTTTTATCTCAACAAGAAGCTTTGGTTTTGGCCTCAGTAAGTTGGCCTAAAACTGTCAAACAGCTTGTTCACTTCTCTTCTTGTAAAACAATTCACGAAGATGCTTCACAAACCAATAAGCGCGCACATGCTGATTACATTTACGATCACATTAATGACTATGGTTTGGATCTTGACGTAGAAGTAGAAGCCAAAGCCAAAGAATTAGCTGTGAGTCGGTATAAGAATGAAACAGTCCATGAATTCCAAGTATAATCTTAAATATTAAATCTATATTCATGAAAAAATTCTTTAAAGCATGGAGTAAATTAACTCCACATGTAATTGCATTATGTATGTTACTTAGTGCAATCACAGGTCACTACCTTACCGGTACCATTTCTCTATTTGAATTTTGGACCTTATTAGGTCTAAGTCAAATTATTTCATCACTTGGATCATTCTTTAGCGCTATCGAATCTTCTATTGAAGAAGTTGAAGAGCATAATTCTGAAAACACACAAATCAATTCATAATGGCTGCAGAAAATCTAAAACTAAGAGCACTTAAATCCAGATATAATGCTCAAAAAGACAATGCATTTGCAACACTAGAAGTTTATTTGTCTAATTCAGTTGGAATAGGCGAACATCCTCAAATCATGGATGAAATTGATAAACTAATTAGATCTATTGCCGATGCAGATGGTTGCTTAGAAGTAATAAGCAAATACATTGAGTTAGATGAACCTACTCAACCACCAACACAACAAGCTTAAATCATTAAGGAGGACATAGTCCTCCTTTTTTTTGATATATAGTAAAATACAACTTGAAAAAGTTTACAAAAAGTATGGACGGAGACAGTATAAGCCATGAAAAGGGCACACAAAATAGTAAGAGAAAATCTAGCATCGATATTCTTGGTGATAGCGACGTTTCTGAACCCCCTAGGTTTCGACGTGGCCTTTTATTCTGTGATGAAAATGACAGGATCCTATTGGATTACAACTGGAATATTCTACCTTGGATCGGCTTGCTTCTTTGGTTTGTATTTTTGGCTACGTAAAAGAGATAGAAATAAACCTACTCAAAAAGAAATAAAACTACATGATGTCGATGAATGGGATAATTGGCATAATCATCACTGAATAGCAATATGAAATATATTAAATTATTCGAAGAATTCATAAATGAATTTGAAATTCCATCTAATAAATGGATTGATATGGATTTAAAGAAAATCGATAAAGACGGAATGCAAGAGATTTGGGATATGTACACTAAAACATATCTTGATGCAGGAATGGATCTTTCAGCTGATGATTGGCAAGAAATGCAATCAAAATACAAAGCAACTGCATTAAAAGATGTCGATTCAGATCACACAGCAGATGCCTTCATTATTTACAAACCAACAAAATGGGGAAATAAAATTGCTTTATTGGGTACTAATGGTAAAAAAGAAGCCAAATCTGATGTTGTTAAAAAACTATTACAATTAGTTAGCACTAGAGGTTGGTTTATTGAAGCAAGTCTTAAGATGGAAGAAATTCTATCGAAATCAGGTGCTCCAGTTATTAAAGATGAAGAGATGATTAGAGATGTTGTTGGAGCAGACAAACAACCAGAATTTACTGGAGATGGATATTATACCAGATTCCTTTCAAAAGCTGGCAAAAGAATTACAAAAAGAATCTACGGTAAAATATGAAACACATTAAAATATTTGAAAACTTCGTATTAGAATCTGGATACGCTGAAAAGATTAAAGATCTTGGACAAAGAGCTGTTGATATGGCTAATAAAAAAGCTGCATTATCTGCTAAAGTTAAAGAATTAACTGCTAATGCAGAAAAACCAAAAGATGTTGTTCGTGCTGAAATTGGTAGATTACAATTACAGATCTTGGAATTAGATCGTCAAAAGCTACAATTAAGCAAACGTCTTGCTGATTTAAATCAAAAGCTTAAGAATTTAGCATGAAGCATATAAAACTATTTGAAGACTTTGTTGGCGAATCTAAAACAGATTCAGCTTATGAGCGAATTGATAGTTTGCCAAAGGGATCAATATTTGATGATGCCAAACGAATAGGTGGTATTTTTAGTATCTCTAAACATTCTTGGAGTGATGTTGTAAATACATTTGAAAAGAATCAAAAAGATGCCAAAGTTAAATCTGTAAATATTAAAGACATTCAAGTTACTCAACCTAATATTCAGAGTAATAAAGTTAAGAAGATGATTCAAGACTTTGATAAATTAGAACCAATTAATGTGGTTCAATTCTCTGATGGACTTGCAATATATGATGGACATCATCGATTATTAACAGCATGGGCTCTTGGAGAAACTAAACTTAAAGTTAATCTAGTAAAGATATGAAATATGTAAAAGCATTCGAAGCTTTTGTTAAAGAAGCTAAAAAACCAGGTCCACAACCTTATATGACTGGTTTAGATGATGATACTGAAGAGAAGAAAAAAGAACAGATGAAAAAACAGGCTGAAAAGGAAGATGATGATGATTCAGCTTATAAACCATTGCCAGGTGACAAAGAAGCTGTGGCAAAAGGTAAAGTAAAAACATCTAAACATACAAAGAAGTATCACGAATTATATGGAGAATCAATCGTTGAAGCTGAAGAAAAACAGTCAACAGATAGAAGCCCAATCGCAGATGATGCAATTGAAACTGGTTTAAAGAAAAAAGTTGAAGAAACTGGAGTTCCAATAGGAATTCTTAGAGCTGTAATGAGAAGAGGTATGGCAGCATGGAAAACGGGTCACAGACCTGGAGCAAATGAACAGCAATGGGGTTACGCACGTGTAAATGCTTTTTTAACTAAAGGTGATGGAACTTGGGGTGGAGCTGATAAAGATTTAGCTAAAGAAGTTAGAGACGGTGGCCACGATAAAGATATGAAGTAATATGAAACACATTAAATTATTTGAAGAGTTTATACTCGAAGCGGTAAAAGACGGAGTTGTTACATGTGATAGCTGTGGTTGGCATTGGTATTTAACTGATGGGTATGATGGTGGTGAAAGAAATCCGTATCTTTGTCATAAATGTGGACATGATAATAAGCCTTCTATGAATGAATCTGAAGAGACTTATAATGATTATCCAGCAGCAGCAACTAAAAATGCTCAAATGGCAATTGATTGGAAAGAAAAATATGGCAGAGACGAAGTAGAAGCTGGTACAGCAGTTGGTTGGGCAAGAGCAAATCAATTAGCTAATAAAGAGAAAATATCAGTTGATACTATCAATAGAATGTCTGCTTTTAATAGACATAGAAAGAATTCAAAAATAGATCCAGAATTTAAAGAAACTCCATGGAAAGATAAGGGCTATGTCGCTTGGCTTATATGGGGTGGAGATGAAGGTGTTGATTGGGCAATGAAAAAAGCCGATGAATTGCGTTCAAAGGAATAAACGGATATATAAACCCTAAAAGCTAAAATTAAAATTATATAAAATGGCAAAAATTCAATCTTATGAAGAATTCGTTGAAGCTTTAGAGCAAGACGAACTTAAGAAAACATCCACTGCACTTGCAGAAGAAGAGGATGAGGACGATGAAGAAAAAGACGGTGAAGAAACTGATAAAGAAGATGACTCTGAAGAATCAGATGATGACACAGATAAAGAACTTGCAGATCTAGAAAAAGAAACTGAAGAAGAACCAGAAGAGGAAGAAACTGAAGAAGAACCTGCTGCTGAAGAACCAGAAGAGGAAGAAACTGAGGAAGAAACTGAAGAAGAATCTCCAGAACACGAAGCTGGTGAATCAGAGGAAGAAGAAGCTGAAGAGGAAGAAACTGAAGATGATGAAGAAGCTGAATCTGATGAAGAGCAAGAGGAAGAAGATGAAGAAGGTACAGAAGAAAAACCTGAATCAGATGAACCTGCAACTGTAGTCGATGACGTTAGAGATGACGAAGAACCAACTGTAGAATCAATTTCTAAAAATCTTTATGAGACATTAAAGAAAGAAGCTACTGCATGGAATGAAGATATGCATGATGAGCATACTATCGAATCTTATCTTAAAGAAAATTGCGCAATGCATGCTGGAATGATGGCAAATGCGCTTAAAGAACTTAAAGGTGCTAAAGATGACTACACAGTAGAAATGTACGAAGCAGCTTGTGAGACTTTAAAAGAATCATTTACTAAGAAAATTGATGAGATGAAAGAAGCTTACGCAGCTGAAGGTCCAACAATGTAATAAAACTTACTAATAAACTTTATTGAAAGTCGTTGTATAACCTACAACGACTTTTTTATTATGCCAAGAATTCCTATAGAAATAACTTACATGCAAGTTGCTTACCAATTTGCCAAGTTAAGTTACGCAGAAAGACGTAAAGTTGGCTGCGTAATCGTAAAAGACAAGCAAATTATATCATTTGGATATAATGGTATGCCTTATGGCTTTGACAATCAATGTGAAGAGCTTATTACAGATACCAAACATTATGAAAACCCAGATCATGCTATTGATTTAGAAGAGCATGGTTACAAATGTCAAAACGGTTGCTGTAGTAAAGACACATTAACAACCAAACGTGAAGTTCTACACGCTGAATCCAATGCAATTTTAAAAGTAGCTAAGTCTACTATGAATTGCGAAGGAGCTGAATTGTATACAACTACTTGTCCATGTTTTGATTGTGCAAAGTTAATCATACAAGCTGGAATTTCAAAGGTATATTACTGCGAAGACTATAGGGATATGAGTGGAGTGAATTTAATTGAAAGAGCGGGAATAGAAATTGAACAAGTAATTAGTTGGAATGCAGAATAATATAAAGAATCAGATAGACGAAATATTAGAAAAAGGGCTTTTGGGCCATGGCTTTCAATTTCGAACAGGACAAAGAGAAACAGTTGAAGCCATTTGTAATGCATACTATGAGGATCCAGAAGGAACTGTAGTTATAGATGCACCAACAGGAACTGGAAAATCAATTATTGCCATGGCTTCAAGTATGGTATTGGCACAATTAGGTCAACGAGGTTATCTAATTGCCAGTGATATTAGCTTACAAGACCAATATGAAAGTGACTTTTACAAGTTAGGAATTCATTGGCCTTCAGTTAAAGGTGTTGATAATTATACATGCGAAGTCAATGGATTACCATTTAGTATTGGTGATTGTAAAATTAAGGGCCTAGGTTACGAAGCTGCAAGTAAACTTGAATGTTATGGCAATTGTGAATACTTACAAAGAAGATCCAGAGCTATTAATCACTCAGTTGCTTTACTTAATTATAGCTTTTGGTTGATCCAACGTAATTATGTAGAAGCCAAAATGGCACAAGATGGTCGACCTGTTCCCTTTGAACAAAGAGACTTTGTCTTTTTTGATGAGGCCCATAAAGTTGATGAGGTTGTTCAAAACCACTTTAGCCCACGGGTAGATCAGTTTGTTGTAGGTAAAATACATTCATTAAACCTATTCATTAACAGGCACAATATCAAAGCTCCCAGATACACAAAGAACCAGATTGACGTATTAGTACATGATTTGATGACAGAAACTGACAGAGAGCTTCTATTTGACACAATGGTCCAATTCGATAGTATGTTAAGATCTTACACAAAGGTCAGAGAAGCAGCTAATAAGTTAGCTAAAACTCGCTTTGGTAATGGTGCAGTTCCAAAAGATTGGCAAACAGCATTTACGACCTTTGATAGAATCAAGGACATGCACTGTAAATTTGAGGACTATATTACTCTTATTGAAGAGGTCGGAAAACCAGCGATGGTTATCAATCAAAAACAAGACGAAACTCAATTTATGTGTGTTGAAGAGCAAGCAATGATTCGCAAGTACTTACATGCCAAGGCAAATTTCAAAGTCTTTATGAGTGCCACTATTGGGGATCCTGCTACTTATATGAGAATCATGGGAATTACAAATGCCAAGTTTATTAGACTTGGTAATGACTTCAATTATGATAAATCTCCAGTTGTATTTGTTAATAAGTACAGACTTTCAATGAAAGAAAAGGAAAAGAGTTTTGGTCCAGTGCTTGAAATGCTTGATAAGATCTTGGCAAAACATAAAGGTCAAAGAGGCATCATTCACTCTGGATCCTATGAATTTAGTAAAAGAATTCTAGAACAAAGTAGTGAATCAATGAGACTTATTAATTATGCTGATAGTAAACAAAAAGCTATTGCATTAAATGAATTTAAAAATTCCAAAGATAAAATTTTAATCGGTCCTTCTATTCTTGAAGGATTAGATCTTAAAGACGATGTTAGTCGTTTTCAAATATTCTTTAAAGTACCGTATCCGTCACTAGGCGATCCATTAATCAAAGCTAAAATGAACCACATGCCAGATTGGTATGATTGGAAAACTGCCATCTCTTTTTTACAGGGTGTTGGTAGATCAGTTAGAACAAAAGATGATTGGGCTGTCACTTATGTCCTGGATGCGTGCTTCCAAAGTTTAATAAATAAGAAGGATTACATTCCTGTAGATATTAAGAAACGTATAAAAACCATAAGATAATGAGCTTTAACAAGAGATATTTACCGGAAGTGGATAAATTAAAAGAACTGCTAATTGAAATGGGCGAGAGTCAATTTCTAAAGATTTATTTGTTCAACCCTGATGCCAGAATAGGTAGCAGAGAGTCCATTGATTTCATCGATAAGGTTCATGAAAATCGTAAAATGCGTGAAAATTAAACAATGTATACTAAACGTGTATAACATACTAAATATATTTAAGAAGAAACTTATGTCTAAACAAAAAGAAAACACAGAACAATCATTAATCAATCCAGGTGATTGGCTAATGTGGGTTAAATCTGATAAGGTTGGTGATAAAGTGGAGGTTAAAGATATTGACGATCAATGGATTAATTTTACAGACGGATCTCGTTGTAATTTAAGTTTAGCATCTGAGTATCTAGCTCCTAGTACTCCAGACACCATTATTGGTTCAAACAATCATGCTAAAGTTAATGAAGCTGTCACCAGTCAAATTGATCCAAGTATTACAGTTACAGCTAAACAACCCAAAGAAGAAGCTAAAGAAATTGCAGATCCTTTAGTGTCTATGCTAAAAACTCTTAGCAAAAAGAATTCTGCTAATTTCCCATTGGAAATTTCAGTTAATATTCCATCTGAAGCCATGTTTGCAGTAATGACTGCTGAGGTTGAAGAAGAAGATCTTAAAGAAGCTATTGCAAAAATGATACTCTCACAAATTAGTATAGATAGAGTACAAGAAGAAATTAAATCAAACGTTAACACTTTTATAAACAAATACTATGCCAAATAGAAAAGAACGCCGATGGGCTTTTAAACAAAGAGGATTTCTTAAAATCAAAAACATGTACAATCGCTTCAATCCAGTAGCAATCCAATGGTATGCCGCTAGACAAGAAGAAGGTCGTAAAATTCACGAAGCTAACACTGAAGCTGTAGAAAAAGCTAATTATGAAGCACTATTGCAAAGAGAAACTCTTGTAAAAGACAATCTAATTGCTACAGGTTATAACGAAGCTGAAACAGAATTAATGTTAGAAGCTTGGAGAATCGCAGTAACTACAACTAGAGAAGATTACAGACAAAACAAAAAAGAAGCTCGTAGCTTAACAAAACAAGCACAAGAATCTTTCAAATCAAGACAAACAGCTTAAATTATGATGTACGTTACACTAGAGCCGGTTGATAACGGTGTGATGAAGATTATCGAAGATGATAACATCAATGCAGCCGGTGAGAAATATGAAGCTAAAATAGCATACGACTTGGAAAATGGCGGTCTCGAAAGAACCGCCCAATTTTTTAACGATCTAATCTTAGATTTAGGAATAGATGTAGGATCTGAAGAAGATCGAAATAAATTAGAAATAAAAATAAGCTGGGGAGCTAATTATAAGCCTAAACAAGAAGAGTTAAAAGTTAAAGTTGCTCAGCTTGAAAAGGAATTAGCATACTACAAAGCTCTGCAAACTAAATAATGTCTTTAAAAATTGATTATGTATGGTGTAATTCAAAAAGTGATTTCGTATGGTATACTAAGTCCTTTGAATACTCTGTCGTTGTAAACTACATCGACATTATAGTCAATTTAATAAAATCAGATATTATGAATGCTGAACCTCCTTCAGCAGTTGTTAATCTTTATATTAGAAAAAAGATTACAAAAATCATGGAAGATTCTAAACTAGAAGAGTCTCCTAAATTTGCATATTTCATTAAAGACTTAGAAGAAGACATCGTTGAAGGTGTCTTCTCTCTAGTTTTTGAATTAGCACAATTTACAGAAATAGAACACTCCAATAATTTAATCATAGTTAATCATGATGGTACTATAGATAAAAATCTATTAGCTCGTTTTGATTCAGTTAAATTTGTAAACAAATGATAAAACACAAATTGTTCTCCAGAGGAGAATATGTATATGCTTTATTATCAGACGCTCAGAACCCGGAATATATGTTCGTGGTTAAAGGTCTTGTTTACGATACCAAATATGATGACATTAGTCCATTATACCAATTAAAAATCATCGAGTTCTTTGATGATATAGATTTTCTTAAACGCTTCTTTTTTCAATCTAGTTTCAAGAAAGATCTTAATGCTAGTAAATATACCCGAATCAATCTTAAAAGAGAACTTTATAAAACTCGCGAAGATCTTCTACAAGCGGTTGGTGGTCCAAACTGGAAAAGCTATCTGGTTGTAGTAGATTCAATCTATTGTACAAGCACACAACATGAGATCTTTGAGCTACTCAGGAAGCTTCAAGACTTTATGATTGAGAAACGTTTAAAAGAAATATATGAGCTGTCCAATCGCTTTACATACAAAAATGGACAATACTACTTTCAAACACGTGGTCTTTATGAAATAGCCCTTAAAAACTTTTTAGGTGATAAATTACCAAAAGACAAAGACTATTTTGATAAATTACTCTATAGACCTAAGAGCATAGAGCTCGACAAAATATGATAACATAATATCTCCAAGATATATAACCCAAACCAATAAAAATATTTTATTCTAGATGGGTTCACCAATGATTGTCGATGTTAATGCATTAAAACAAGCTGTTTCTGCTTATAATCCTGAAACGGGAGATTCTTCTCCTATTGCTGGTGCTAAAAATGCGTTAAGTGAAGGTGGTTATGCTTCAGTTGCGGGATTAACAAATAATGCAAATGCAATTACTCAAATGGCAGGTTCAAGTGATTCTATTGTTAGAACACAGCAATGGGCTCAAAATGCTTATTCTAAGATGGCAGAGCCAATGCCGTATGAGCTAGAAGATAGAAAACTAGATGCAAATGGTAAACCTATTCCAGGTATATTGTCAAAAATTGATAAGTCAGCTCCATATTCTATAATTAATAAATGGTCATTAATATCTTATAAAGGTAAAATATTAGATGCTAAACCAACCAAAGGTGAAGATGAACCTGGACCTACATGGGGAGCTGCTAAAGAGTTATATACTAAACCATTATATACAGCTGAATCTGATGAATTAAATCCAACTGCATCGACTATTATTAGAAAATGTAGAGAGCATAATTCTATTTCTTATCAATATACTTCAGGAGATTTTGCTTATTGTACTTATTATGGTAAAATACCAAATAATTATATGTTAACTCTTAGAAGATTTCCAACTCCATGTGAAGATGATATTATTAATTCAACTTCTCTGGATGGTACTGGTAAAGTTGTAAAAAAGGAACAGGGTGATATAGCTAGAGCTATCACATGGATGAGTGAAGTTACTGAGAATAAAATGGAAGAAATCCTAAAATTTAATGCAGGATTTAATTGGGATGATTTAGAATCTGAAGTTCAAACTATTACGCCAAATCAACCTGATAGAGGTACTGTTGGTAGCTTTATTAATAGTTCACCTTTTTTATCTAATATTGAGAATACAGCAAAGGGTATAAGTCCAGCGCAAGCGGCAACAGTTGAAGCACATGGATCTGGTTGGGATCCTATGAAAGATACATTTCCTAATCACGCATTTGGACCATATAACGTTATTAAAAATGTTAGAGTTAGAAAAGAAGGTTTAACATTTGAACAAGATATTAAGCTTACATTTCATTATGATTTAAGAGCAATTGGAAAAGTTGATCCTAAATTAGCTATGTTAGACGTTTTAGCTAATATGCTAGTTTTAACATACAATAATGCACCATTCTGGGGAGGAGCTACAAGATATACATCAAGCGGTACTGTTAAAAAACCATTTGGTGATATGAGTAAATTATATGGTGGTGATATTGCTGGATATTTTAGTGGATTAGCAACATCTTTTACAGAAGGATTCAATAGCTTATTCAAAGGTGGAGCATTAGAAGCACTTAAAAAGATTGGTGGAAATTTATTAGGTGGTTCAATGATGAATTTATTTGGTAAACCAAGTGGTACTGAAGCAGCAAGAGCTTTTTTAACAGGTGATTCTACTGGAGCGTGGCATTTAACAGTCGGAAATCCATTAAATCCTATTGCCGTTATTGGAAATTTAACATGTACGGATGCTGAATATACAATGGATGGTCCATTAGGTTATGAAGATTTTCCTAGTAAATTAAAAGTTACAATATCTCTTAAGCCAGGTAGATATAGAGATAAAGGTGATATTGAATCAATGTTTAATGCAGGTAGAGGTAGAATTTATTTGACACCAAAAGAAGGAATAAATACAGATAAGGAAACTGTTGTTGATGCATACGGTAAAAAATATGCTCAAAAGGGTGATAATAAATCTAAGGGTCGTGGAGCCACTGGAGCAAGAGGTGGAGCTGCAACAGGTGGAGGTACTTATGATGATGAAGTTACAATCGTTGAAGACACTGAAAAGAGTCTAGACTTTTACCAAAAAATGAAAGATTTCGCTAACGGATAATGAATACAGAAGTAATATCAACTAAAAGAATTGTTAATGGTAAAGCCATTATGGTGGAACCTACTATGATATTCGTTAGGAATATTAAGGTAGTTAAATATCATTTAGTATCGGAAGATGATGCTATGCGAATTGATAAAATTTGTAAGCTATATTATGGTAATGTTAATAACATAGATCGCATTTTAAAATGGAATGGAATTTCTAACCCATTTTTAATTGCACCTGGTATGATTTTAGAAATTCCAGATCTTAGAGGTCAAACTTTAAAATGGATGAAACCTAATTCTAAAGAAAATCCAATTAGACAACAATTCTTAGATGCTAAACGCATGAACAAAGAAGATAAAACTAGAGTTGAATTCTTAAAAAATAGATCTGCTAGTAAACCTAATGGTAGTAAAGAAAATTTACCTCCAAATGTTATAAAATCCGGTGAAACAGATGTTGTAATTAAAGGTGATGTTATATCTTTACAACCGTCTGATATGAATACCGGAATAAATGTAGTTGGTGACTCATTAATTGTTAATGATAATATGTCCCCTAAGCAAATTAAGAATGCTTATATAAAAAATACTTTAATTGATAAGAAAAATCTTAGTAAATAATGTCTGTATCAAGTAATATATTAACAGTAATAGATCCTAAATTAGTTCTTGATGAAGTTCAAATCAAGAATATGGCTGAAGATGAGGGTGCGGGACCTAAACAAATTCCAAGTAAACGTGTTGGCGATATTATACCAATGGTTAATATTAATGGATATGTGTTAAATGATGAAGATTTAATTAAATTTGAATTAGAATTAACAGATGATGTACCAAAATTATATATTGTTTTTCAAGATACCGCAAATCATTTTACTATTGATAATTATCCAAGAGATGGCGCACTTATAAATGTTAGAATAGCTTCTAAAAATCCAACAACTTATAAATCATTAAGAATGGATTTTGATATTATGGATATTTATGCTGATCCTGTATTTCCAGAAATGCAAACTCCAATTTATAGAATTACTGGTATTTGTAGTATTCCAGGTTTATTTAGTGAAGATTGTAAAAGTTTTGGAGAGGGTACAAGCTTAGATCATTTAGAAGCAATAGCAAATGATCTAAAAATTGGATTAGCAACTAATATTACTGCCCCTAAAGATTCTATGAAAAGAATTCTTCCATATTCTAGCAGAATAAATTTTATTAAAGATACTGTTGATTCTTCTTATATTGGCGAGGAATCATTTCAAACTTTTCATATTGATCAATATTATTATTTAAATTATATTGATGTGAATGCTCAATTTAATATTAAAGCTGATTTTGAAGATGCATTTACAACATTTCTACAAGATGTTAGTGTCGATATTAAAAAATCAAATACCGATGATATGTTAGGTAAATTATTATTGACTAATAATTTGAATCTTAAAGGCATGTCTAATCATATTCAATCTTATACTGTATTAAATAATTCTGCTAAAATAGTTCAAAGACAAGGTTATTTTAAAGATGTTCAATATCATGATGAAGGAGATCAAGAAAAGAAATTAAGAGAATTTAAACTTCAAACTTTAGTTACTAAAGATATAAAGGATATTGAAAGTCCTTTGAGAGGTAGATATGGTTCTGTTGGTAAAGCTAGATATGAATTAGAAAAGAAACATAAATATTTAGGAAGACAATTTTATAGTGATGATTTAAAATCAAAAAATAGTCATTTAAATTATAATTATGGAGCTGTTCAAAACATAATTAATATTGCTGAATTAGAAAAGATGCAATTAGTAGTTGAATTAGGTACTAATGATAATGCTTTTTATAGATTTCAAAAAGTTCCTGTAATTATTTATGAGCATAATGCTTCACAACAAAGTCTTGTTAAATTAAAAGAAGAAAGACTTAAAGAAGTTGGAATGGAAGATGGGCATTTCGATGGAGGTAAACCCGAAGAGGAAGAAGCAAATAACCAAAATCCAAGTGCTAAAAATGTTCCTAAAATAAATGATTTATTAAGTGGGAATTATTTAATTGGAAAGATAATCTACAAATATACTAAAGAAACAGGTATAAGACAGACTTTACATTTACTTAGAAGAGAATGGCCAGTATCGTTGAATCAATTACCCGGTGCAAAAAAACAATAAGAGATGAATAATAAATATATTAATGACTTTAGAAAAGGTCAAAAAAAGAATAAGTATATTCAAGATCCTACTTATTTAACTTTCTTCTTTCAATTTGTATATGATGATGGTAATATGTCACCATTATTAGCAGATGCGCTGTCAGATAATCCAGCTGTTGGTACTGCTGCTTATTATCTTAAGAATTATATCAAAGATGAGGGACGTGCTAATTCGTTAAAAGAATTTGCTAAAACTCTAAGATTAATTAATAGTCAAATGCCATGGTTTTGGCAAACTTTATCAGGAGCTGAAAACTTTCTTAATTATAATATCAATGAACCATATAGAGGTGGTGATGATGCTAAATTAACTATAGGTTGCTTAGAAAGTTTAAACTTAATGGTTTCTGGTATGATGGATTTATACAGAGATGCAATGTGGGATGAAGAAAGATGGTGTTGGGTAGTTCCTGACAATCTTAGAAAGTTTACGATGATTGTTTATGTTTCTGAAATTAGAAAGATTCAAACTACTTCAGCTAATGGATCTGTTTCAAGTTTTTTACAAACAGCTTTTGGTGTAAATAAGAAAAATGATGCAGTGACTGGTGATAATTTGCCATTCTTTGCATTTAGAGTTAGTTTAGCTGAATTTGCTTTAACTTCTGGAAAAGATATATTTGCAGACTTAAGCTCTACAAATAATGTTTCACCAATGCCTATTATTGAAATCTCTTATGAAAGAATTCATACGTATGATGCTAAATATTTAAATGGTATCATGGACAAGCAAGTTGGATTAGAAGATAAAAAAGCTGGAAGTGGATTCCCAGGTCCTTTAGGAGATCTTGTTGGTCAAGCTGCTGATGCAGTATCTGGTATAGGTGATGACCTTTCTGGATTTGTTGATAGTGCTATTGCTAGAGGATCAAATCAAGTGCAAAATATGGTTAATGGTTTAACTGCTAATGTATTTATGGGAAATGTATATAGCGATGCTCGTACTATCAGAGACGTACTTAGACAAGGATCTATTAATTCAATCGCTAATTTAATTAATGATAAAAATAATGCTCCATCAAAACCTAAAACAGATTTAGGAAATGCTTACGACTAATAAATTTAAATACATAGTATATGGAAACCATTAGAGAATTAGGAAATGATTATCTAAAGTCAACTCATTGGTTAGGTGAAGTCGTAGACAACAAAGACCCTGAGTTTCTCGGCAGATGCAAAGTGAAAATTTACGGTAAGTTTGATTTATTAGCTACTGCAGATATTCCCTGGGCCTTTCCTATGAATAGATCTAATCCTGGTCAACATTCTGTACCAAGAATCGGAGATATAGTAGCTGCTAGATTTGATAATGGTAATATTTATATGCCAGAATACTGGGTTCATGTTGAGCAGAATAAAAATCTTAAGGATGATATTTTAAAATCAGCTTCTGAACCACATAATGTAGTATCATTAGTCTATGATGCTGAAAGAAATATTAGAATTTATTGGTCAAAAGAAGATGGTCTTGTAATTTCAACAGGAACAACTAAGGATAAATCTCCCATGATTCGTTTTGATGATAAGGGAGATATTTTAATCAATGCCGATAACATTTATATGTCAACATCTAAGACTGATAAGAGTGAACCTGCAGTAAATGGTGAAACTCTTTATAAGACTCTTAAAAAGTTTATGGAAGAATTTAATAAGCATACACACCCAACTCCAGCTGGACCAAGCAGTCCTCCATTACCTACTAGCGTGATAGTTGTAAAAGGTGAATTAAGTAAGCTAGTTAAGATCAAACACAAAAAGTAATCGGATATATAACTCATCACTTCTAAAATAAAATAAATGACACAAAAAAATCAAGTCAATTCTAAGACACCAAAAGTTAGAATCGGCGAAAAGAAAAACGAGACGATCAGTTTAGAAAGTCTAGTAACAATCAAACCATCTCAAAAAGTTGTAGACTTAGATGCTCACAACAAAGACGAAGCATGGTATCTTCCTAACGGTGAATTCAATTGGGACGCTTATGAAAACGAAGCAAAACCAAAAAGAACCGTAAATCCCCACATTAAATTAAAAAATCCAAATGACAAAGTATTTTCTCATGCGTCGTACGCACAAGAATTATACGACATGATGTTTGGTCGTTCAGCTAATAGTTTTGCTGATAAATTTATCGTTGAAGTTGGTAAAGTTTACGAAGGTAAAGTTTATGGTATTTCAAGTAATTGGATGAGTATCGATGTTGATTACAGAGAATTAGTCTATGTTAACATTGAAAAAGAGATTGCTAATGATTTAAAACCAGGAGATAAAACTTCAGTTAAAATTGTTAGAGACAGAAGCAAAGGTGAAGACTTTGTTGTAGGTTCAATTGAAGAAGGTGTTAAACATGCTATCTTTGAAGAGTTAATGAGTAATATTGACAACAATATCGCTTATGCTGGTCGAGTTAAACAAATGATTCCTGAGGGTGGTTACATCGTAACTATTAATGGTATTGATTGCTTTATGCCAGGATCTTTAGCCGGTATGAATAAATTACATGACTTTAGTTCTATTGTTGGAACTGATATGTATGTAGTTCCTATTTCATTCTCAGCTGAAAGAGGTACAGTAGTTGTTTCTCATAGAGCTTACTTAAAAGCAATGGTTCCTTCAATCCTTGAAGATCTTAGAAATGCAAAAGATGAAGTTATTACAGGTTTTGTTACTGGTAGTGCTAAATTCGGTGTATTCTGTGAATTCAATGGTTGTTTAACTGGTATGATCCACATCAATGATTTGGATGAAGTACATGCTGCTAAGTTAAGAAAGCATGAAATTAATCCAGGAGATCCTATTGAGTTTAAAGTAAAAGAAATCATTTCTGATACTAAGATTACATTAACTCAGTTGATTCATAACGATCCTTGGAATGGTATTACAGAAAGATACAAGATTCCTGCAAGAGTAACTGGTACTGTGAAGTCTATTAAAGACTACGGTATGTTTGTTGCAATCGAAGAAGGTGTTATTGGTTTATTACACGTAAGTGAATTGCCAGAAGGTGCTATTAAAGATTATGCAAAGAATCAAGAAGTTCAAGTAGAAATCTCAAGAATTGAAGAAATTACTAAAAAAGTATTCTTAAAACTTATTTCTTAATCGATGTTTAAAAGGGGGTGATATATACTTGAAAGATAGTATTATAATCTCTAAATATGTTAAACATCCATAACAAAGACATTCTCTTTAAAGCCTTGATCGGCTTCGAGTTCGAATTCTTTTCAAATTACGACCTAGACGAGGCAGTTAAACAACTTAAGTCTCTTCTGGGTCGTGATATTTATGTAGGTACCAAAGCACATAGTGAATTTCAACCTACAGATAAAAAGTTTAAAGTTGAACCTGATATGTCAGGTGGTAAGAATATGCTTGAATTGGTGACTGGTGCTTTACCATACCAAGATGCTAGAATGGTTCTTATTAAAGTGCTTACTTATATAAAAGAGCACGGTTATACAACTGACCGATCTGCTATTCACATTAACTGTTCGTTTGACACTAAACAAACAGGTGATCCATACAGAATTAAGAAGATGAACGTATTAAAGTTTATTCTTGACTTTAATGAATCACAAGTTTATAAGTTCTTCCCAAATAGAGAAAATTCAGTGTATGCTAAATCCATTAAATGGATCTTACCAAGAGCTGAAAACTTCTACTTTGATGGAAACACAATTTCACAGATGAATTTTGAGTATCCAATGTCTAAATATTATGGCATTAATTTTTCTAAAGCAGAAAAGGGCTACTTAGAATTTCGTTATTTAGGTGGTAAAGATTATCAAGACAGAACTACAGATCTTTTACACTTAACAGATGTGTTCCTATTACAAATGTGGAATGCCACTGAAAATCCTGGATTTACACCTAATAATAAACTTGAATTAAAAAGAATTCTTGAGTTAAACAAAAACGTAATTGAAGGTCGAAAAGACTGGAGAAAATTGTTTACTAATGACAATGATATTAAGTTAACTATTGACATGGATGACAGTGATGTTATTGTTGATATGTATTGGCCACAAATCAGAGATCGAGTAATTAAATTATTTACTCATGGTGGAATTGAAGGCGGTAGAATTAATTACGATACTGATGCTGGTAAAATTCAAATTAAAAGTGCATTTATGAAAATGTGTTTTGAACTTGAAGTTTATGAGTTTGTAGATTGTAAAATTAGAGGATCTATTCTTAGTAGTGATTTCTACAATTGTGAAATAGAAGGATCTGATATTAAATTTTGTGCTTTGTTTCAAGGCACTAATGTAAAAGAAAGTAAGCTTCAATCTTGTTATGTTTCTCAAAGTGTATTTGCTGAAAACTGTTATGTCTTTGGCATAGACGGTTATTTTGAAGGTCAAATGCAAGGTGGAATATTTAGAGAAGGAAGATATACACATAAAGCTGATTTCATGGATGTTGAAATCGTACAAAGCAAAAAAATAGAAATGCAATAAGATGACTGATATTACAGCAGGCGATTTAGAAGACATGGGTCTCCCTAGGGATTATGATCCAAACTGTTTAAACAATTTTATGATTGAATTGGCAGATGACATTACTGGAGCATGTATGATTCCAATGAATTTGCCTAAAAAAGAAATTTACAACATTATTCAAAGAGCTAAGAAATGGTTCTATAAGAATTATGAGTACTCTGTGCAAGAGAATTTCTTGGTTATTCCCGAGGAATATTTTAAAACAGCAATATACTTAAGTACTAGATCTTTAACTCTTCCTGGAGCGGCATTAGATGGCTCAGGAGCTGTCTTTGCAGTATACGGTGTTTATCCTGTAGGTTCTTATTATGGTGCTGGTACAGATGTTCGTTTTACTAAAGGTGACTTTAACATTGACCGTTTATTATTTGGTGGTATGTTAGGTCAAGGTACTTATGATATTAAGTCAGCTGAAAACTTACAATATTATGTAGTTCAACAAAGTTATTATGATATGGCTCGTCAGATCATTAACAATACAATTTCGTTTAACTATAGTAATTTGACTAGAAACTTAAAAATTATGGGTGAAACTCCAAAGAGTCACTTAATTTTAGAGGTTTACCAAACTATTCCAGATTGTGCATTATTTGAGGATGAAATCTTCTTTAGATATTGTTCAGCAAAAATTAAAGTTTCATTAGGGGCTAAATTGAGTATCTTTGATTACAATTTACCAGGTGATGTTAAACTTAATGCTGATGTTATCAAATCTATGGGTGAAGATGAATTAGAAAAAATTATAGAAGAAATCAAAGGCGACGAAGGCGTTGACTGGATGATGCATTCTTAATGAAATATATAGTAACATAGTATGGAACTTTACATAAGAACATTAGACGATCCAAATTTTGATCCAAAGAAATTGCAATCTCAAACAGAAATTGCACAACTTCTTACTCAGATCGAAACGATCCTTTTTACTTCAAGAGGAGATGTTCTTGGTGATCCATCTTTTGGTGCTAATTTAGAAGATTTGTTATATGAATTCAATTTAAATGAAGAAACAATTCAAGCTTCTATAGAAAGACAATTGGCTCATTATTGCCCGTTGGCTCAAAAATATAACACACAAGTTGTTGCAAAATTCTGGAAAGAAGGTCTTACAGTAATAGCAACAGTCGATGTCGTTATAAACAATCAATATGCTGTTAGGGCTGTAATAAATTAAATAAGAAATGGCAGATTTTAAAATTTTAAATAAAGCTAGAATACAATCTTCTCAAATTTTTGAAGATGCTAAAACGTATATTTCTAGAGCTTACAAAAGAACTGGTGAATTTTTCACAGCTGCGTCACCGTACGCACAAATATTATTAGTTCTTTCTGAACTTGGTCAACTTATCATGTTCTATATCGAAGATGCGTTAGTTGAGCAAAATATTTATACTGCACAACAAACTGAAAGTATTTATGGTTTAGCAAGATTAGCTGGTCATGATCCAACAAGAGGCTTTAGCGCAACTGGACAGATCAAATTTAGATGGAAACCTGGTGTTACAAGCGATATTGCAGGTGATGCTTTAACTATTCCTGCAAATGCTGAGATTTCTTTTCCTGGTAATGGATTGGTTTATTTAGTTAGAACAAATGGAGATCAATTTAGACTTGATAAAAATTTCTCTGGTTATATTAATGCCCCAATTATACAAGGTAAAATTGAAAGTCAAACTATAACTGCCACTGGTGAAAGATTACAATCATTTAATGTTAAAGTTTCTGGAGCAACTGGACACGATACTGTTAGAGTTACTGTTAATAGTGAACTTTGGACTGCCTATAACTCATTATATGAAATGAATTCTGATTCTAAAGGATACCTTATTAAAACGGGTATTATGGGAGGATTAGATCTTTATTTTGGAAATGGAAACTTTGGTATGATTCCACCTGCTGGTGCAATTATTGGTGTTGAATATATCAAGCATGATGGTACTTTAGGTAATCTAGGTGATGCCAAAGATATTACATTTAAATGGATTACAGACGGAACTGATTCAGTTGGAACTCCGTATGATTTAAATGAAGTTCTTGATTTTGAGGTTGTTTCTGCGCCTAAAATGGGTGGAGATCCTGAATCTACTGAGTTTACTAAATTAATAGCTCCATTAGCTTCTAAATCATTCGTATTAGCTACGCCAGAGAACTATGAACATTTCTTATCAAGATATAATTCATTCTCTTATGTTGATGCTTATAATACAACTGATGATGGATATTTAGATGATGATAACGTGATTTACTTGTTTATGTTGCCCGATGCTAAGAGAAAATTGACAGGAAGTCAAGATTATTTCTCATTGCCTATTGAAGAATTTACATTCACTGAAACTGAACAAGCTGCAATTCAAAAGACTATTGAGGATTCAGGTCAACAAATGGTAGTAACAGATATTGAGTTTGTTTCTCCAACTATTAAAAAATATAGAATGGATATTTACGTTAGATATTTTGAAGGTTTTGATAAAAATCAAATCTTTAAAGATGTTAGATCTAAAATGAGCGAATATTTATTGAATATTACAAGAAGAGATAAATTACCAAAATCTGATATTATTGCTTTATTAGAAGCAGTTGAAGGTATTGACGCAGTGAATGTACAATTTGTTTCAGCGTTGGAGGAAGAAGCTAGAAGATTAGGTTATTATTATGTTAAAACAATAAAGGTTACGCCATCAACTCCAGTTCTACAAGACATTGGAAATGGCAAACAGAGATTTTTCTTCTTTGAAAAATCAGAAACTCTTGAAAAGGTTAATTTAATTGCTGGACAACCTAACCCCGTTGGATTTGATAAATATATCGGATTAGATAAGTATGGTGATATTATCTTGCAAAAAGAAGATATTGCTTTATTTAGAGGTGGATGGTATGACAGAGATAATACTGAAGTAAAGGATACTCCAGCGTTAAATCAAATGGCAAGTTTATCAGTTTATTTTGATGAACCACCTGTACAAAGAACGGTATTTACACAGTTACAAGCTGCGACTAGAAAAATGCTTTAAATATAAACTTAAAAGATGGCAAAGACAATTTATGACGGTTTATATAGATATAAGTTAACTAAACTTTATACAACAGCAAAACGTTCTAAAGACAATAGAAAAAATACAGGTTATGATTACAAAGATAAAATCATGAGAAGATCTGTATCTCCACATATTTATAGAAATGAAGTTATGGCTGATTTTCTAGATTTCATAAACGATTTTCTTTATGAAAAAATTAAAGCTGTTAGAAGACTTAAATTGTTTAAGTCTTTTACTGTTGATAAAGACTACGATATAGAATAATGAATTTACAAGATCACTCAAGATATTTATTTTTCAACGGTACTAAAGGTATATTGAATTTTGATTACAACTCGACAGACAATATCTGGACGGGTAGTATTCACTTAAAAGAGGTTTCAACTGGACTTTTTGAAACTGTTTCTTTGGCGATTGTAGAAGAGGTAAAGGACGTTGATGGAAATATTCATTACGTAAAACCAATTGCTGGAAATGGCGAAGATACCACAATTACTGCAAGGTTGGTTACTAATAACTATACAAGTGATGACATATTCTTATTTGAAACAGTTCTTGGTGAAAATAATGACTTGGAAGTTAGTAAACTTATCAAAAAGTCACTTACAATTGATGCATCTAGCATCGCAACGCATTTAGATCCTTCATATAAAATTGTCCCTTCGCTTTCAAATATTCATGAAGAGGCAATTGTTTTTAATTTAGGTTTACATTCAGAAAATGAAGGTTCTCATCTTAGATGGTTAGAATTAGTAATGTCAACTGGACAAGTTATTGCTTATATCAAATTATACGGTGAAGTTGTTGGAGAAGATGAGCGTTTAGGTATTCTTTTAGATAATTTAGGAATGAGTATCCCTGAAGGTGATATGAGTCTTTTTAAAGATCATGATATTGACGAAGTTGGTACTGATTGGATCTTACTAAATGCTAAAAGAAAAGAAATGCTTTTAGAAGGTCACAATATTAAACCATATATCGGGACTTATAAAGCTTTGATTAATGCTGTTAAATTTTATGGCTACAATAATCTAACAATAAAAGAGTATTGGTTAGATATTAATAACAAATCTCAGAATTTTGGTAAATTACGAGCAGTTCCGGTAACTGATGTTGATAGTCCAGGATATAGCGTTAATGGTTCAACTGGAATTAATAAGCCAAGTGGAACTGCTAAAAAGACTTCACGTTTTTCTTTAACATATAGAATTAATATTCCAACTGGAATAGAAGACGAATGGGATACTCCATTAGTAAAAGAGGTTTATGACTATAGCCCTGAAGAAGTTTTAGTTAAACTCTATGCTCTTAAGAATAAATTACAAAGAAGCTATTTACCATTATATGCAAAAATAGTTGATATTACTGGTGAAGCAGACATTTTTGGTGTTAAAAATACTAATGTTAGTACAAATGCAAATCCAATTGGATTTATCGACGGCGGTATAGATCTTAAATATACTGTGTTTCCTAATAGACTTATCTTTATCGAGAACTTAGAAAAAGTTAGTAACGCATTTACTGATAATTATAATGACTTTATTAATTTACCAAAAGTAGTTGATGGTCAATTTTATTCAAAACAAAGCATGATGGATGACATTAGATCTTTCTATGCCTCATATCATGATTTATCATTAGAAGATAATGAAATGACACCATTTGATAATGTTGGACCTATTACGGGTGCACCATTAATTTTAAAGTTTGACGGTTATCAAGATCTTTGGAATGAAATGGATCAAGATATTACATGGAATGATTTTAGTCATGAAGAATTTAACACATGGAATAATTACTGGTGCAGAAATACCTATGAAATTGAATGGACAATTACTGGACCAAATGATTATAATACAGTAATGAGAGGTCCTATTGGTTATTGGAGTGAAATTGGTTCTGGAACTCCAAGCGGAATAACAGCATTTTGGAATCCTGAATTCTGTGAATTACCAATAGCTTTACCATTTGCTGGAAGTTACAATATTACTTTAAAAGTTTACGATCTTTATAATTATGTTTCTCAATTGAGAGAATATGATAAGATAACTGTGGCTAACAAAGAAGTTTGTATTTATGGACTTTACAAACACAGAGAAGAAAATTATGTTTGGAATGAATATGATGATATGTGGAAATCTGCAAGTGCATCATGGAACTTACCTGTAAATAATCAGGTTATGATTCAGGACGTCCCAGCTTCGGCATATTTAACACTAGACAGATATAACTACTCTTATAATAATGACAACCCAGATTTGTCTACAATCACTCGTTACAAAGATTTAGATGCAGAATTTGGTTGGTCAGAAACAACTGGACCTTATTTTTGGAATAATCTTGGAGATGCAAATTGGAATGATTCTTCGAATTTATGGTGGGAAGCTACTGAAATTGGACCAGATCAAACAGCTTCATTTAAGATTAGTGATATACAAAATGGCAGTGAATTAACAGTTTATCATAGAATACCTGAAACTACACAAATAGTTTACGGATCTTATATTATTACTAGTCCAACACCAACTTCAATGAATGATGTTATTGGATGGCAATTAATAGCAGATGAATTAAACGATGTAACTAATACTATTATTAAGAAGTTTACCTTTAATCCAGTGTTTGAAGACACAAACGGAGATGGTACAAATGATGTATGCTTATACATATTAGCAGTTGGAAAAGAATACAGCTCTCATAATGATTTTGAAGAAGCAACACTAACATTTGGTGATGTTCATGATGGTCAACATTATTTAAGTAGAAATCCAACATGGAACGATACTATTTTCTTTGAAGGACATGCTATAGTTAATAAATTAACACATGTTACATTTGCATTAGATAAAACTATGATGCCTGGGAAAACCAAACCTAAATGGACTCTTAAAAATGAGTCTCAAAATTCTCCTGATATATACTATGATAATATGTGGTTTACCTACTTGTTTAAGAACTCTGGAACTTATTCATTAAGTCTAGAATTACAAGACACGAATGGTAATCACAATAAAGTCAAGAAAAACATAATTACAGTAAAATAAAATATAAAAAATGGCAAACATTCAACAAATTCTAGGTACTGATAGCATTTCAGCTTCAAGAACAGTTATCAATGACAACTTTAGTGCAATCAACGCTGAGTTAGGTGATATTCTAAATTACTTAGACACGACTAACCTTACATTAAGCGCAATGACGTTGATCGAATCAGATCAAATCGTAGCAGTTGGTGCAGCTGACTTATCAGCAAATGGTAACGTATTCTCTGTGGCTTCTGAATTTACATCTTCTTTAGAAATGTCAGCAGCTGTTTACAAATCAGCTTACGTAACAGTAACTTCTTTTCCGGCAACATTAACAAATGTTCATGGAACGATTATCTTAGATGCTTCTATTTCTGCATTTAATTTACCTGCAGGTGCAGCTGATGGACACGAAATTACTTTAGTTGCTAATGCAGCGCTTTCAACGGCTATTACTAATGCAACTTCTACAATTTTAGGAGTTTTAACTGGTATAGATTTTGATGCAATCGGAGCAACAATTACTTTGAGATATTCTCAAGGTCTTTCAAAATGGATTGTAATTAGCTCTTACGCTACTACAATTGCATAATAAAATTTACAAGTAAAGTAATAATATGTCAACACCTTTAATTAGAAGACCGCAAACACAAGGTTCAACAGTATATGCATTTGCATCTGCTGCAAAAGATTTAACAAGAACCCATAACAATCCAGATTTGAAATTTGAATTTTCAAGATTTGCATTGTTAAATTTACCTGAAGATACTTCAGTTAATGGATATAATTCAATGAACTTTGGATTGTTAGAAACTATTAGTGGTCCTAATTATTCAGTGACAGATCCAAATATAGATTTTCCTACTACTTTACAAAACTATGCTTTAAATTTAGAGCAACATATTCTACAAGACAATGATTTTGATCCTGAATTATTTCAATCAGACGCTGAAAAGATCTTCTTTAAATGGCTACATTCAATCGATGCTATTAGATTCAAACCGTCTGACAGTTCAGAATCTGCTATTGGTTTAAATAGATTTACTGAAAACTTTGATAGTATTTCAAGTGGTGCTGCTTATGATAGAGTAGTTAAGTATATTGGAACTATTGATGCAACAAATGATGTAATGTACAAAGGTAATGCGTACCAAGAGATTTACATCAATGTTCCTACATCACATGGTTCAACTCCAACTATTCTTTTTAAAAGCTCAGGAGATTTAGCTTATAACACAACGGCTACTGAGTATAATGTATCAGCAGAGCCTCAAATTTTAGGAAGAGGTGGTTCAACCCATCCAGATCCTTTAATTTCATTAGATACTATTTGTGATAGTACTATTGGTACTGGAAAATACAATATCAATCCAAACACAAGTCCTATTTATGGAATTGATTGGACTCCAAGTTCTTATTCTAGTATTATAAATGATTCGACTTTACATAGTATTTCTGATTTTAATCAAAGAGGTACAGATTTTAAATTCAATGCCATTTTAGTTTATTATGATGTGTATAGTCAATCAACTCCTAGTAATAGAGCAACAAACCTATATGGTGTTATTATTCTAGATAGCTTTACTGGTGGTTTAATTCCAACTCAACAAAAATACAAACCAAATAGTGTAAGTGGTCTAAACGGTAATGCTTATTCTTACAAATTGAATATGAGATATAATTCATCTCTTGATAATGTAGGATCTGATGTTACAGTTAATGACTTTACTACATTCTCAATGGATATTTTCTTAGATAGTGTATCTGCTTTAGATAATGCTACTAAGACTTTGATTTCTGCAAATGATAGAATCACTGAAGCTTTAACTAAATATGAAGCCCTTGAATCTTTTGTTCTAAGCATGGATCAAATTTCTAGCTTTAGTACTGAATTACATGATTTGCAACAACAATTTGTGGCAGCTAATGCTAATTTTAGTAACAATACTGCTTTACTCGATTTAATTGCAGAAACTAATTCAAGAATTAATCAAATAATTAATGGTACAATTCCTACGAGTGTACAATATAACACTGATGTTGTTAAAAACGGAAGAGGTATTGTAGTAGACAGAATTAATGGCAAAATCTTTGTTAATAACAATGTAAATGGTTATAGCTTGATTCAACCTTATAATTATGACATTAATACACTTGTTAAAACAACGCAAATTACTGAATCTGCACAATATGATCCAAATAATGCTACAAGTACTGGTATTTGGGCTAAATTAGACAACTTTGAAAACATGGTTAGAGTTTCAGTTAACTCAAACCCTGCTGTAAATGAGGTTTATATATACATTGATGATACTGCTGCAATTTGGAAAAAAGGTCAAGCGTTAAAGTTAGTCTTTAATAATAACATAGATCTTAATGGAAATGCAATGGTTCTAGATTTAAATATGACTGCAAATATTGTAATTCCTGCAGCATCATTTATTTCAACAAAACCATACATTGAAATTATCTGTGTTGATCCAAATGCTACTGCTATTAATCAAAAATTTAAATACGATATTTTAAGATAATGAATGTTAAAAACTCTCTAAGTGGCCTGGTTCAACAATTTTTACAGATGAACCAAAATGCAATCGAAACCTTCGAGCGCATAAATGAAGCTATTACATCAGACGATAAAATTGTTAAGATAGATCTTCTTAAAGAAAACAACCAAATTAAAACAGTGGAAGTTCCTTCTTTTGGCTATATTACAAGAGAATTAAAAAGACTTGACGATACTGTAAAATCGATGAGTGCAATGGGTGATGGTGCAGCTAGTATTAAATTAGCTGATGGTTCTTATAGAACTTTAATCAAAAGTAAAATTAAAACAGCTGCTCAACCAGTTACTAATTTAAATTTACCAACTCAATTCGAAACACAAAGCAATCTTTTCTTTGAAAGCTTTTTATCTCCATTATTAAAAATTAAATTTGACGTTACTGGACAAATTACAGAAGATACTGAAAGAGTATTGGTTAAAAAATATTTAATATCTTCTAGTAATATTGCTATCGATTTCTTTAACACTTATAAAAATTCAGAGAATATCGATCATGGTTTATTCTTAGATGCTTTGACTTCTAATAATATTCCTTATGAATTAGATGAAGAAGTAATGCAAATGCCATATAGAGATCTTTCTTATTATGGTGCATTTTCTGTTATTTCAACTGATATTGTACAAAAGTCTGTTCAAGTTAATGGAGTTACTCAAACTAAAAGTGTTAAACTTTATACATTAAATAAATTATCTTACTCTGATTCTGCTAAAACTTTACAAGAAACAGAAACTCTTAAAATAGGTGATGAGCTTATTGTTAATAGCGGAGAAGATACTACAAAATATTCAATCGTTTCTATTAATTCAGGTACTTCACAAGTTGAATTACAATTAGTAGAAGGGTATGAAGGTGTTAAGATTGGTGTAGATCAATTAAAAATTCATAAAGCCGCTAGTCTTCCTATCGAAATAGATGTTAACATTGGTTTCGATCAAAGATTATTTGTGTTTATTAAGCCAATTGATCCAAATTCAAATATCGTTGCAGAAAAATGGTCACCAGGTATTGCGCTTGAGACTAATGAATTAAAAATGACTGCGACTGATGGAACTGTCATGACTTTAGCTGATTATTACCAAGCTGAAGTTGCTGATTTTGGTCAATTTATTAAAGCATTACAAAACGATAGAATTCCAGCTTCAATTGAGGCTGTAACTCCAGCTGCACCAGATTTGATCTCAACAAACTTTAAAGTTGTACAAATCAATACACATTTAACTAATAATGACACATTTACTGCAGTGCAGCAAATGTCTTCTGATAAAGTTAATGTGGTTGATAAACTTAAAAAGTTAGATGATACTATTATGGCTAAAAAAGCCACATTAGCTGTCACTAAATTTAAGTCTGACACTGAAAAATCTAAATTTGTCAATGAACTTGGATCTTTATCAGATCAAAGATTAAGTGAGACAAAATTATATTCATCATTAGTTAATCAAATTGCAACAGCAGCACAAGATGCTTCTATTAAGAAAATTCAACCTAAGTATAGAGTTAGAGGTTTTTGGTCAATTCCAGAAGCAGCTTCTACTACTGGTGTAAAACCACAAGAAATCGTTAGATTTATTGTACAATACAGATATTTGTCTACTAATGGTAAAACATCTAATATAGATCAAATTGCATTTCAAGACAAAGACAATACTAAAACTGCAGCATTCTCAAATTGGAATGAGGTTTTAGGACCTGTTAGAAAAAGAAGCAAAGATGCTGATGGTAAATTTTATTGGGTTTATGACTCAGAAGAAGGCGCTGACACAGTTAACTTTAATTCATTAGATATTTCTATTCAACCAGGAGAACAAGTACAATTTAGAATTAAATCACAATCTGAAGCAGGTTGGCCATCAAATCCAGCTGAATCAGATTTCTCTGAAATCATCACTGTTAATTTCCCAGAAGGTCAAATCTCTACAATGGATGCAATTACTATTGTTGAAAACAATGATAAAGAAATTGCTAAAGTTGAGATCTCAAATGAATTAGAAGCACGTGGAGTTTATAAGCACGTATCAGATAGTTTTACCTCAAATGAAAAGTTCTATGCTCACCAAGCTACTACTATTGCATCTGGCTTTTTAACACCTGAACAAAAACCAGTGAGTCTTTTCGATAAATTATCTGAAATGACTACTCAAGTTCTTGCATTACAAGAAACTTTGGCTGGTATTAAAGGTGAATTAGCAGTTGAATTGGTAGATGAAGGTGGAAACGTAACAAGAATTAGACCTAATACTGTTAATAAGATTTTTGCTGGATATTATGCTGATCAAGTTAAAGGATTACAAGTTCAAAAAGGTGTTGTTATTACTAAGAACTTTAAGTTATTATTAAAGAATACCAGAGCTACTACATTAGAACTAGTTGCAAGAATTACTGGAACTAGAACTTTACCAGTTTGGAATTCTTCTTCTTTGAGTCCATTTGGTACAAATCCAAACGCCGCTAATATTGATTCTAAAGTATTAGATGACACGTATTATACAACCGAAGGTAAATATGACAGAGTTCCTGTTCAATACCAAAATTTAGATACTACGACTTTAGCATTGATAAACAATGGTATTAGTTATTTTCAAAATATTCCATTTCAGTCGGCTCAGCTTAGAGGTCAATATGTTTATGGTAGATATTATAATGTTTCGGGTGAAGAACCTTTGTATTTAGAAACAGAAGTTGGAAGCTCTAGTGTTATTAATACATTAGCTGAAGCTGAATATCTTACATCTCTATCGGCTACATCGACAAATAGTGGAACCGATTTTATATGGTCTGGAACATGGGCAGGTACATTACCTAATAGAACAGTAGACGCAATAAGTCAATCTGCTGCTTCTAATATTACCAATGCACTTTATGATGCTGGTTTATATGTTCACGTAGATCATCCTCTTGTACAAGATGGAAAAGCAAATTCTATTGTACAAACTACTGTAACTAATTCCTCTACAATGACTAAGACTGCTACATTAAAAGCTGATGAAACTAATGGTAAAAAACAAACACCATATTTGTGGTTATCAGCTAATAATAGAGCTGTAAAAACAAGTTTCGGAATTTACGATCAATATCTATTGGGTGGTAAATCATGTGGATCTTATTTGTTTATGAATCCTATTAATAAAGACAGCTTAATTGTCGATGGTGATAATAAATTTGGTAGAAAGAGAATTGCAGGTGGAACTACAGGAACTGCTCTTTCTATAGATATTACATTCCAATATAGAATGTCTGATTATTATGGCCAGGGTACAGCAGGAACAGGTAGAATTGGTGGTATTATTACTTCTACGTTAATCAACTTAACTTATGCCAAACAAATTGGTATTGATATTTTTGATGCTGATGATGAGCAGTTCTCATTTGACTTAGAAGTCTTTGCTAAATATAAGGCAGAAGGTAAGAGTATTCAATCTAACGCTACGAGTCAAGCTACATTTATTTTCAATAACAATAATTATAATGCTGCTATAACATCCGAATAATATTTACAGTCTCTGTTAAATAAGATATATAGCAGAGATAGTAAAATAATATATTCAGAATGTCTACAACATTAAATTATAAATTTGATCTTTCAACTGAGTTGGAAGATAAATCATTTGCATTACTTAGAACTAATCCAAAGCTTTCTGGTAATAACAAGATTGTCGTGACAACTGGCGGAGAGATTTATCTGGAGACTATTGATGCAAATACACAACTTACTAGCTCTAAATATAAAAAGCATAGACTATCAAAGGATGGAGATTATTCTTTTGACCTTGCAGCTTTCTATAATGATAATGCAACACCATACGATTTGATTTATGATGTTAAAAGAGAAGTTCCAAATGATCTTACTGCTTTTAATGATTATGAATTTCAATACGAAGACACATATAGATATGGAGCTGGCATAAGCTATTCTAAATTATACGATGAAACTTTTAAAATCTTTGTACCATTCTGGTTAGAGAAGAAAGTTCCCACCAAATTTGTTATTTATAGACTCAATGGAGTTACTAATGATGGAGCTACAACTTCTGACAAAGTAGTTAACATGCTTAAAAACGCAGACATTGTCAAAGTGTTTGATATGTCTAAAGATTCCGAATTGGGTGCTTATTTAAGAAAGCACGTTGAAAACGAAAACTTCCCCAATTCTGCTATTGTTGCTAACTTTAATAAAAATGAGAACTTCTTATATAGAGGTATTGATTTAAAGAATGGTGGCTTTATAACTAAATCTGAATATATTTTTGATGATATTGTTGGATTTGATAATGCTCTTATTAATGTAAATGATTATATTACTGATGGTTTAAAAAGAAATGCTATCATTTCGGCCAATCTTATCAATTTAGAGTTTCAATTCAATGATGTTGGCGTGGATCCTTATGAAATTAACAGATACTTTGGTTTATTTGTTGATGAGATAGAAGAAGGTAGATTAAACGTTAAAAATCTAGTTCATAATAACTTAACCGCAACTCAATACGAGAATTATTATGATTTAAGTGCATTTTCATTTTTAAATAGTGCAAATTTTGTATTACCAAGATATGAAGATTTTGACGATGCTACATTAGGTTATGTAACATCTAAGAAAGGTTATCATAATATCAAAAATGGAATTAGATGGGAAGTTGGTAAAATTCCATTAGGTGGATTAAGCGGCGTGACATTTGCTGATTTTGATGGATTCGAAAAACAAGATTTTACTTTAAGAGCAGATGAATTTAAAGGATCTGACTTTGATAGAATTAGATTTGCTATCAATAGTAACTCAGTTCCGACAAATGGAGACAAATTAGCCCTTACAAGATTACAGAAACAAGTTTGGAAGTTTAACTTTACAACTTTAAATTTATTAGAAAATGTAAGTATTCAAATATCAGATGGTATTATAGCTAATTCACTGGTATTTAATACCGGAAATTCTATGTCGGAGGCTCTTACTAATTTTAAGACACAATGGAATTTACAACCATCTAGTACAATATTCAATAATTATGAAGTTGAAGTAGTTGGAGATACTTTAATTGTCAATGAAACTGTAAATACATTAATTGTTAATGAATTATCATATTATGCAGTTGTTAGTAAACTTAAAATAAAAGCTGGAGCTGATCATGCGGATCTTAACACTTATATTCTTTCAGCTGATTCTTCTTTGACAAAAGGTACATCAGATGGAAATCATTTTTCATGTTTAGGTAGCTTGGAAGATGTAGCTTATGCTATTGAATCCTGTTTAAAACAGTTCAGTTCTGAATTTAAAGTCTCTAGGGACAAATCTATTATTACAGTAACAAGTAATGTATCAAGATTCAGATACCCTAACCTAGCGCTCCTAAGCTTCTCCACTAATATTATGTCTTTAGCTATCTATGATGGCTATTTGGATTCTTCAAATTATTTAAATACTTCAATTCCAGGAACGACAGTTTATGGATTAACAGGCGGTCATGCTGATGACAGAGCATTCTTAATACATTTAGAAGACTTCGAATCTGGTAAAATTTTAGTTGGAGATTATATTGGTTTGCAATCAATAAGCGAATATGCTTTAGTATTAGACATTGTAAAATATAATGATTCTCATGCTAAGGTAATTGTTGATTGCAAAAAACCATTGGCTATTAGAAAATCAGCAAATGTTTATAGAAAATATTATCCGACCATTGGTAAATTCTCGGCTTATTCTATTAAAGACTTCGACTTTGATTTTTATAGCACACTATATTCTGATCCTTATGAATTAACATTAGAATCATATTCAAATATGGATTTATCAGCTTCTATATTTAATAGCGGTACTTTTAATAGTAATTTTTATACATCAGATCCATTAAATTTCTTTGAGTTTCTTCAACCATCATTAGATGCAGAAAATTCAGATGTTATTAATACAATAAATCCTATTACAGAATACGATAGACTTCAAGAAAATTACAATACTACTTTATTCTCTAAGTCTAGAATAGTTCCATACATAAATAAGTTTTCATTAAAAGATGCGGTAAATGTTAGAGAAACTCCATATTCGTTAAATGTATCAGAAGCTTTTGGTAAAACTAATTTTGCGGCAGATATTGAGGTTGATGGTAGATTACCGCAACACATGACTCATGAATGGTTTTATATTGATAAATTTCCAGCTTATGGTTCTACATTATCAGAATATACATTTGATAATATACACCCCGAAGAATTCTTTAGCTATTTAAACTTTGATACTTTAGGAAATAATCAAATTTTTAACTTATCTAGTTTTCAAGATGTAACTACTAATGTATTTGACAAATTTATGGTATATGATGGATACGCGTATAATGTTAATACTACAAATCCAGTTGATTTAAGATATTATCATGCACATCCAACCCCTAAATATTCTATATTTAATGAAGGATCTGGACAAACATTTGCAAAAACTAATTTTAGAGGATTACAATTTACAATAAAAGAACGTAAAGAGTCTGTTGAAATTATCCCAACAGAATTTAATATTTCAAATAAGTATAATTCTTATAAGTTTTCAACTGTTTTACTTTCTACTATTGACGCAACAGAACAATCTGAATTGAATGTGAAGGCTATTGTTAATGAAAAATTTAAAACAGTTTCATTATTATTAGATCTTCATTTACAAGAAAATTTAGCATCTCATATAAATAGAAGAGCTTTATATGAATTAAAGGGAAGATATGACAATAACATATCTACTACGGCAGTAAACACTAGTATGACTGGATATTTGGATTTAATTAACATTAATACAACTGGACCAGGACCATATACACTGAACGGTGTCGGTACTAAATTTACTGATCAAATTACTTTAATGGATAATGGTACATATTCTACAATCATTGCAATTCTACCCACACTTCCTGCTTCTGGAATTTGTATTTCTATATCAAAAGTGATAAATGACGATACTATGTTGATTAGTCAAAAACCAAAAATCTATGACATATCAACTAGCACATGTACTTTGACTGATGCAAATCTTTCTAGTTTAAGTTATTCTGAATTAGTAAATGCAAGCTATGATTATTTGTATGGTGGACAAAATGCTCATAACGAAATTTTATCTAAATTGTCAGCTAAATATATTCATGAATTATTAGATACTAATAACGTTAATGATGTTGAATATATTACTGTAAAAGAAGATGGCACTATTTCTTACAATGAATTTATATTGAATATAGATGATGGTACAGATGTTTATAAGCCAACTATTTTAACAGTAGCTGAAGATACTAATATTCCTACATCTTTTAGAAAAAGCACAAGAGCTATTGGATATAATCTTGTCAATAGATCAAATCCATATATTACCCATCTTAAAAGATTAAATGGATCTTATAATCCAACATTCATTGATATTATAGATTTTTACAATCCATATAATAAATACAAGGTGTTTTTGGATAAAAATGTTTCTAATCTAAATGATGCGACCGCTAGAGAAATGATTTTTAATCAAAAGTTATTTAGAGAAGGTACAACCTTTATGACAAATAGAAAAGATTACGGGGTTATCAAAAATCTATTTTATCATAAAGTTAATGAGATTAATCAAACGGCTATTACCAAATTATCTCCTACAACTGCACGTAAACCAGTTTATCCTTTGATAAACGAAGTTGTAATAGATAAAAAAGATATTAACGTATTCACTAGTAATTTTGAAAATGGATATTACACTAGATCTTTATCTAATGGTGGATCTGAATTAGTTTATGGAACTAAATCTCCTATTTCTAAAAAATCTTTCATGACTTCTACAGCAATGCAACCTCAAAGGAATTTATATTTGACAAAGTTTAGTACAAGTGCAGCAGCCTCTTTAAAAGATTTAAACGCAACTAGAGATCTTGGAAAACCTATATCTCAAACGGTTATATTTGAAACAAAAGATCAAATCTTTGTCGATTTCTATAACGAGACTGTTATTGTGGATGAATTATTAGAAGCAGGAGTTTTGTCAACTATTAAAAAGTATGTTAGTCCATCCCAAAGTTATGGTGATCTTACATCAATAGAAGATGATGCTAAACAATATGCTCTTAAGAATTTAAATCCTCTTTATAAAATTGAATCTTTACAATTATACGTTAAGCAAATCAAGAACACTGTTTCTAATGTTGCCAGTAAAAATTCACCAGAAGAAGTATTAGCATCTGATTACATAGAAGATGGTAATTTTACTTATCAATTGCACGCTAACAAGCCTTTTAATTTGAGGCTAATATATAACAAAAGAGTGGGATATACTTATAGTATATTGCCTATAATAAAAATAAGCATATAAGATGTCAATTAACATCAAAGAAATTTTTCAGTCAGATAATCTATCTCTTTCACAGGATAAGATTAACTATAATTTTGATCAGATCTTGGCAAACGGTGGTGGTCCACAAGGTTTGAAAGGTGATAAAGGCACAACAGGTGCTTTAGGTAGTATTGGTCCAAAAGGTGATAAAGGTGAAATAGGTTCTGTTGGCCCTACGGGTAATACAGGTGCTGATGGATATTGGGCTTTAAAATCATATACAGTTCCAATCGATCAACATACTGTTATTCCAAAAATTCAGCCTACTTCTGGTAGTACAACAGGTGCTAAACCGACTAATATAATATTAGGTGTAACAGATTCATCTTACAATGAAGATGCAACCAATAAAAGTTCATTGATTACTTTAATCGACGAGGACAGTGGTAGTGATTGGACCAATTTGGTAAATTTTAGATTAAAAGCAGGACCTGGAACCGGTTCATATAATGCATCTTCTATAAATATTAGATTAGTACCTATAAATGCAGGCAGTGGAGCTAAATTAAGATTATTAGCAGCAGGTGGATCTAGTGCACAAATTGAAATTCAAACTGATGTAACAATATTTAAAGATAATAGCGGTAATACTATACTTAATCTACAAGGTGGTGGTGCACAAGCTACTGGTTATTGGGGATTTTTAGCAGGAAGTGAAATTAATATTAATGCAACGGGTGTACTTAATAATAATGGTAATTCTAATTTACTAGGTAATAATGTTTTAGGTGCTACTGGAAAAACTAATACAATTACTGGTACTAATACAATTAATGGAGCTGCTTTAAAAATTAATACTACAGGTAGTTTACCAGCATTAAATAAAATATTAGTTGCACAAGATACTGATGGAACTTCTCTTTGGAAAAATCCAACCGATGTAATGGGAATTTATCCAGTAGGTTCAATTCTTTTTGTTAATCCAGCTGATATATCAGATACTAATTTTTGGATAACAACATATTCAGGTAGTACAAATCCAATGGGCTTTACTGGATATAGTTGGAGTTATTTTGGTAGAGGAAAAGAAAATACCAAATGGGCTGGATGGTATTTATTATTTGGCCAAACAAATGCATGGTATTTAAGCGGAAGCACAACAAAAGTAACTTCGGTTCCAACTAATATTCCAGGAAGTGTAATTATGGGTGCTTCTGGTCCTGATAATAAATTAGGTGTAATAAGTAACGTGTATGACTCATCAATGACTACACCAGAGTTTAATCCACCAGTTGGATACGGAACAAGTTATTTACCTAGTATTAGAGGTGATTACAATGGAGGAGGTGCACAAGGGGTAGTCGGACCTGGAACAACAACTAATCCTGGAGATTTATTAACAGCATGGGGTTTTAATCCGCCGTCTGGTCCAGGTTATGCTAGTAATTACGACGTTTTAGATGCTAAAATAGGTGCACAGGGTGGAGTATTAAATGATGTTAATCCTGATGTTACTATGAGTGTAGGCGGAGCAACAATATATCCTAAGAAACCTGCGTTTCACGCATTACCAATGGCAATATATTTAGGAAGTACTACGCTTATTTATAATTATGCGTATTTTGATAATACACCATCTGGTGTTCCGACTCCTACTCCAACAACGCCCGGTTAATAAAATAATATTTTAAGAGATGTTTAAAAAGATAGAAATAAAACCAATCCATTTTGTAGCAGTAATCTTAGTCTTGATTATTCTAATGATGGGGCAGTGCTCAAGAATTTCAGGCTTAAAAGCTGAAAGATCTGCACTTGAAACAAAAATCACTAGAGTTGAGAATAACATCTTAGCTTCAAATGATTCTGTGGTTTTCTATAAGAATAAACAAGACTATTATATTTCTCAGATCAGCGGATTTGAAAAGACAAAACAAGAATTGTTAGATGACAAAGAACAAACATATAAAAAGTATGTTGATGCTTTGGATCTTAATAAAAAACTAAAAGGAGTTAATAACTTACTAAAGACTCAAATTACAACAAAAGACTCCATTATTAACTCAATGATGACAGTTACTAATAATTCTGATGGTACTTCTACTATCAATTTGGCAGATAACAAAGATTTTGGTGATAATAACTGGAGAAGATTCAAAGGAAGTGTATTAGTAAAAAGACAAGGTGATACTTTATCAGCTCTTAGTTCTAATTTCTTATATGAACAAAATATTATGCTATATAGTAGCTTAGAAACTATTGATGGCAGAAAGAAAATCAAAATAGCCACAAAATATCCTGGCATCAACTTTAATACTATTGAAAATATCAGCGTCATAGAGGACGAGTTAAATAAGGTATCTAAAGATAAGAAGATGAAATTTGGTGTTAGTATGGGAGTTATGTATGGTGCAACTGTTATCGGAAACCAAGTTTATTTGGCACCGATGTTTGGTGTTGGCTTTACAATAACACCTAAATGGTTACAATTTTAAAATAGAATAAAAAAATGGCAAAAGCATCAAGATTTTTTAAGATAGACGATGACATATTGATGGAGGTAATGTACCACGATCAGTCTAATCCATCTGCGTACTCAATTGAAACTGATAATAACGGTAGCGAAATGTATTTCGTAGGTACCGATGGTATTACTGGTGGTCAAAAATTATTGATCCATGAATTAGGTGCTTCAGTTGTAAACTTTGATGTGACAGAAGACCAAACATATAAATTCTTAGTAGTTGAAAATATTGCTAATAGAAGTTTAGTGTTAGCTCCGGGTAATACTTATCAGTTTGACGTATCAGCACTAACAAATCCTACTAATTTTAGTATTACGGACTCAACTCCAGGTGTAACAAGTTATAGTGCAGGAATTTTTAGCTATACACCAACAAAGACAGGTGAATATCAATATACATATACCGATACTATTGGAGGTCAACCTGTAGTCTATAAGTCTGGTAAAATTTCGGTGATGTTAAAAGCAAATCCACTTTATGCAATACCAAATGAAGATACCGGAAATAGTATTTTAACAGGACCTGGACAACCAAACAGATACCACGGAGTTGCTGTCAACGAAGAAAGAACTAAATTCGCTTTATTAGATAGCACATGGAATTACATTCAAAACAGCGGTGATTGGGTTGGAGATAGTTACTCAACTATTTTAGCTTCATTACCATATAATAGTCTCAATACAAATTCCATAGTTTATGAAACTATTAGATTGCACTTAAGATCAGGTTATAATTTTGCTGGTCGTGGTTATGAAGGATTCTTATTTGAGGTTAGAGTACCAAGAGTAAGTGGCATCATGAATAACTTTACACAGATAGTTTATTTGAATTCATCAAATTATGAACTTCAAAATCCTGAGCCATTTATTTTATCAGAAACACTTTATTCTAAATTCATTGAATTAAAAGTGCCTTCTTTAAAAGACTTAGACACAGATTTCGCTGAATTATTTTTTGGAACTATTGGATCTGGAAACGAAGTTGATCCTACTGCTCAATATGATATTAGCTTTAAATTAATCAACTCTTATAAAACTTTAGGAGGTTTTGATTTCATTGAAACTGCTGAAGAAACTAGTTTTGCTTTGGCAATTGAAGATGAATTCATTGATATTTCAGCAGGAATTACAGAATCTACTGAAGGAGATTATTTTGAAATGGTTGGTTTATACAATTCATCTGCTGCTTCTTTTAATAATTACATCACAAATAGAATTAATACTTCATCTGATGACATTACAGTTTCTCATGATATTACTGTATTTGAACAATTAGGTAATTCATTTGTAGAAACATTTAGAACTACTTTTAACCAAACTCAAAATTTTGATGAGCCTATTACATTTAGACCTATCATTAAAAATGCTGGAACTGCTGTATCTTTTACGATAGATTATACACTTAGAGTTTATAATGAAACTGATAATACGCAGATTGTAAAAACTTCAAGTTGGAATAGTTTAAACTCTGTTAACAATTGGGCTCCTACTAAATTTGGTAAGAAATTACAAAATATAGTTCTTAAGAACTCGACAGTTGAAACTAAAGTTTACAATAAAATGCCTATGATGAATATGGCAACTGCGGCAGAAAAAACTATGAACTTGAATCCAATGCAAAGTCAAGTAAAATATGTACAGAACTTTATTGAAAGAATTAATGTGGTAACAAGTATCTCATCAGTTAATGTAAATGCAGGAACTGCTTTAGAAACTTCAGCTACTGCTTTCGATGGAGAAGGACTTGCAGAAATCTCAATTTCACCAGTTGATACTTTTATTAAATTTAAGATTGCAAAAGATAACAACGGTGATCTAAATGCAGTAGATCTTCATAGTGCTGAAACTCTTTATCTTTCGTTTAATGACGGTGCTGGTAAAATAGTTAAGTTTGCAAATCTATTAGAATATAAAGGTATTGATTCATCTATGGGAGAAATCTTATTTAAAGTAGATCAAGGTAACGCTAATATTATTAGAGGTTTTATTAATAAACAATTTTATATCACATTACATAATGGATCTAATGAGACTATGTTGTATAGTGGAAAATTCAAGAACGCATAATGATTTTAAATTCTAGAAATAACCTATTTGAATTTAAGTTTCCTAGGAAATTTATACCTGACGAAGTAGCTGCCAAATATAAAAACTATTTGAACAGAATACCAGGATCTGTGCTTAGTGAGCCTATTGACTATATTAATTATAGTATTCAGGGAATTTCAATGCCAGGAATTGCATTTGATCCAGTTGAACAAAACTTTAACGACGGTACTATTACATATCACAGAGGTGCTATTCCAATTCAAAATACAATTAACAGAGAGTTTTCTGTTACTATGCAACTTTTGGATGGTTTTATTAATTATTGGATCATGTTAGATACTTTGCTTTATTATTACAGTAAAGATGTAAAAGAGCCATTTATTCAAGATGTTAGTCTTAATATTCTAGATGCCGAAGGAAATATTTTAGCAACAGCTAAGTTTGAAAAATTGATCTTTAAAGAACTTGGTGAACTTGAATTAAATATGAGTACTAACGTTGCTCAGTTTTCTACATTTGATTGTACATTTAATTACAACAAATTCAACCTTAAAATAGAGTTGGATTAATCTGATATATACTATATGAAAACATTTGTTGAACACTTACAAGAAACTGTTAATCCCGATATCAAGGCTTTAAATGAGGCCCTACAGGAAGAATGGTCTCCAGAATTAGAAGAAAAAGTTGATGTTGCCATTGCAGAATGGTTAAAACAATATACTGATGAGTCTGGTAAAATTGATCTTGAAAGATTCAATGAAGAAATTACTAATGAAGGATTTTTAGGAACTATTCTAGGAGGTCTTACGGGATTTGCTTTAGGTAAATCAATTGGTAAAGTTATCGCTAATGTATTGGGTATACAATCTGGCGTTTTATTTGATCTTTTAACTTCAAGATTAGTTGGAGCCGCTTTAGGTTCTGCTCTTGGCTCAAGAATAATTTAATGAATATAGTTTCAATTGACTTCTCTATAAATTCCCCAGGAATTTGTATTTATAACACCATCGATAAGAATTACATTTTTGTTTCTTACCTTAAACCCAAAACGGGAACGAAGGCCGAACAAAAGATGCAAGAAGAAATGTCAATCTTACAAGGTTGTGTGATGGTTAAACAACCAAATTTTGCAGCTCAAACTGAATTTTCAGAAGGAGAACTGGCAAAGATCTTAAAATATAAGACTATCTCAAAGGATATTATTAATATCATCTTAACACATACTAGATGGGAAGATCCATACTTATTTGCTTTTGAAGGCTCTTCTTATGGATCAAGTGCTGGCACCAATAATATTATTGATATGGCAGCTGCAGCAGCTATCTTGAAATTAGAGATAATAAATACCATAGGTCCTAAGGATATTATGACTATTGCACCTTCAACTATCAAGAAACATGCCGGTAAGGGAAATATGAAGAAAGATGAACTCTGGGGTAAATTCTTAGAAAATTGTTTGGACGATCCAAATCTTGAGTCTCATCCTATTTTTGAGTTCGTTAAAACTTTGGGGGTTTGCAAAAAAGTTCCGAAGCCCCTTGATGACTTAATAGATGCTTATTTCCTTAATCACCTAGTTGGAACTAAAATGGTCCAGCCCTAATCTTACCTCTGGACCTAAAGACTTTAGTTATATGCTAGTGCGTAAAAACTGTTTCAAAAATAGTGAAAATAATTTAATATTTTTAAAATAGTTTACCCAGAGGCTCATTTTTACACATTACATAGATATATAGAAGGTGATACTTTATGTATAAGCTCCAATCCCGGGTTATCTTTCACTATTTTTGAAACATATCTTAGGGTATACGGTATAAGTAATGTTATCGCAATTAAAGGCATTAACGCAATTAAAGAACTAAACAACTTAAAGAATTAAAGACATGGCAGAATTTGACATTTTCAATCTTGGGGTCGACGCAGTTGATACCCACGCAGTACAAACAACTTCTAACTCAGAAGTGTACAAACCTACCGCAGATGACGGTAAAGACGGAACTTACAAAGCACTTATCCGCTTCGTACCTAATCCAAAAAACCCACGTAATTCACTCGTTAAAAAGTATGTACATTGGTTGACTGACGCTTCAGGCGAAGGTAAACTAGTTGACTCACCTACTTCTATCGGTGAAAAGTGTCCAATTGCAGATGCATTCTGGAAACTACGTAAATCAGACTCAGCTGTAGATCGTAAGATCTCTGAGAAATTAAAAAGACGTGAACAGTATTACGCTCTTATCAAAATCATTAAAGATCCACAAAATCCTGATTTCGAAGGAACATATAAGATCTTTAAATTTGGTTACAAAATCAAAGAAAAGATTGACGCAGAATTGAAACCAGACTTTGGTGAACCAACTCAGATCTTTGACCTTTTTGAAGGTAAAAACTTCGAGTTAATCATCACTCGTCAAGGTGAATTCAACAACTACGACAAATCAAAATTCTCATCAGCACGCTCACCAATCACAATTGATGGTAAAGCAGCAGAACGCAATGCAGAATTTATGGCTTCTATCAAAGAAGAAATCACATCAGCACCAGATTTGACAGCTTACGAATACCAAGTATGGGACGACCAAACTAGAGACTTCGTTAATGCAACTTTACGTCAATATTTGACTCCAGGTGGATCAGCTATGGACGAGCTAACAAGCTCAGCTCCAAAGAAAAAAGCTGCACCAAGCAAAGCTGCTGCAACAGCAAGTGAGGATTTCGATTTAGAAATGACTACTTCTGCACCATCAGCAACTGCATCTGTTAACTCAAGTGATGCTGACGATTTAGATTCATTCTTGAACGACTTAGACATTTAATAATGGCTAATATCAGTGATGATTTAAAAGATAAAATCCGTCAACTGGTTAAAGAAGTCGTTGTTCAAGAACATACAAATTCACAGAAACAAATGATTAAGGAAATGCCAGGGCGATTAGCTCTGGCATGCCCTTTTTGTGGTGATTCAACTAAAGATGGCTTAAAGAAACGTGGCAATCTTTTTTGGGACACCTTACAATATCACTGCTACAATTGTGGAGAACATAGTGATGTACATGCATTCTTAAAACATTTTGGCTTTAGACTAAGTTCATCGGAAGATTCATTGGCAGTAATTGATATTGTCAAGGAAAATCGCATGTCTGTTGCTAGAACAGAATCATTACAACATGCTGTACTTTTACAAGCAGCAGAATTAGCAATTCCAATTGAAGACTTTAAAAAATTAACAGGTGCAATAAGCATTGAGCCTGGAGATTTTGCGTGGTTTTATTTAAAGGGACGTATGTTGCACTATATGTGCGATGACTTTCTTTATCAACCTAAGAATAAAAAGCTCTTGATCTTAAACCGAGTTCCTGGTAAAAATGCCATTTTAGGCTATCAAGCTCGTGGTATAGGATCTTATAAAAGCAAATATTTGACATTTGAATTAAGTAAAATGTATGAAGACTTTGGCTTAGAATTCCCAGAAATAACATCTGAAAACAAAGAAATATTGAATAGGATCTCAACACTATTTGGTATTATGAGTATTGACTTTGGTCGATCTTTTACTTTGTTTGAAGGACCAATTGATGCCAAGTTTATGAAGAATACAATAGGACTTGCAACTGTTGGTAGAAATACTGATGAGTTCGATGAGATTCAAACAGTTAGATACTTCATGGACAATGACGAAGCTGGTAAAAAGAAGATGATTGAAAAGCTCAAGAAGGGTAAATCAGTGTTTTTATGGTCTAAATTTCTTTCTGATGCAAATATAGATACATATATAAAGGATCTAAATGATCTGGTAAAGTATTGTGCTGAAACAAAGAACAAACACTTAAATAAGATTAATGATTATTTTAGTAACTCTAGTTTCGATATGTACCATATATGAAAAAAACATTTGAACAAACCATGCTCGACTCACTCGAGGAATTTAACAATGATAAACAAAGACACAGCAAGAATTTTAGATTGCTAATAGGCTTCGACGTGCCTCAATACAATTATTCTAGTCCATCATTTAACATACCTCAAAAGCCTAAAAACCCTAAGAAAAGAATCGCTGATAAATATACAAAGCCAGGTAAGAACTCACTTTTTTAAAACAATATAGATGTCAAATAAAATAATAGAGCTTGATGAAAAATTAGCTATTGAGAGAGGAAGTTGGACTGAAAAGATAACTGAATTAGCTAAAAGAATCAAGTACATAAACGGTTTAGAGGACTTAATAGCAGAAATGCTTAGTCACCGTCAAGTCTTAGTCGATCGTTCAACTCAAATGAACATTATGATTAAGAAACAAAAAGCTCGCATAGACGTTCTGTGGCGAGAGAATTTCATCAAATACTACAACTTCGATTACAAACTAACTGATAAGCAAAAAGAACAATTTCTTGTTGCTGATATGACAGAAGACCATCAAAAAATAAGTCTTCTAGAAGCTCAGTTAGAATTTTATAAAGAATCAGTAAAGACTCTAGATAACATGGGATTTGCTGTTCGTAATAGACTTGCTATAAAAGATCTATAACGAAGAAAAACAACACCCAAATGGTGTGGAATTAACATTGACGGAAGATAGTCAATTCCTAAGAATAGATTCAGCAACGGAACTTGAATTAGAGCAATTGAATATCACACTTACTAGAAGAATTGAGAGCTGGAGGTTTCACCCATTGGTGAAAAAGAAGCTGTGGGATGGATATGTTTCTTACATTAAGGATAACAAATGGATCCCGGCTGGTCTCTGGAAAGAGGTTATGCAGATGTGCAAGGAATATAAATATGAACTTCGACTAAATGGTGTAACTACTTTATTTGATAGAGAAATTCAAGCTGAAGAATTTGAAGCATGGGTAAATGAATACTTTAAGGATTCTAAGATGAAACCCAGAGACTACCAGATTGATACAGCGTTTAATATTTTAAAGTTTAGAAGATGTTTAGCAGAATTAGCAACTTCTGCTGGTAAGACTCTAATTAGCTTCCTGACGATAGCATATATGCTTGAAAAGCAAAAGGTTGAGAAGATCTTGTTTATTGTACCTAATGTTTCGTTGGTTGTACAGGCTACAGAAGATTTTGACGAATACAATTACAGAAATAGAACACCTATCAAGGTGCAACAAATCTATTCTGGACAAACTATCAAAGCCAACAGAAATGTTGTCGTTGGTACATATCAATCATTGGTTAAAAAGCCAAAAGAATACTTTGATCAATTTGACTGTGTCATGATCGATGAAACTCACAAAGCAAAATCAGCGTCTATTAAAACCATTTTACAGAAATGTGTAAATGCGAAGTATAGATATGGATTATCAGGTACTATTCCAAAACCTGGCACATTGGATCGTTTAACTCTTATGAGTTTTACAGGTCCTGTTATTAGTGAAGTAACTGCTAATTTTTTACAACAAGAAGGACACATCGCTGGTTGTAAAGTTAGGGTTATTGAAATGGATTATGCTCCTGAAACAGCTAAAAAAGCCTTTTATGAATTGGCTACAAACAAATACGATAGTAAAGATGTTTTCTCGCTCGAACAAAACTATATCATCAATAACGAAGCTCGCCTCGGATTTATTACTAGTGTCATTTCCAGAATACCACGCAATAGTTTGGTCCTTTTCCATCGCATTGAGCACGGGAAAAAGCTATACGAAAAGCTACGCAAAGAAAGTGACAAGAAAGTCTACTATGTTGACGGAGGAGTTGATGCTGAAATTAGAGAAGAGTACAAAAAGAAAATGGAAGAAGGCGAAGAAATTGTCATCATCGCATCCTACGGTACATTCTCAACAGGAATCTCAATCAAAAAGATCCACAACATTTTCTTTACAGAATCATTCAAATCAGAAGTCATCATTAGACAATCAATCGGTAGAGGATTAAGACAACATGAGTCTAAGGAAAGTGTTAACATCATTGATTTTGTTGATGATTTACGTTATGGAGAATGGGATAATTACCTAATGAAACACTCAAAGGCCAGGATTGCAATATATAAAGATCAGAAATTTGAATACTCCGTGAAGCAAGTAAAGTTTGATGGAGATATATAGAAAAACACAAAAATAAAACTTATATAATCATGGAAAAACTCCATACATTTAAATCGTTCTCTCAAGTGAGAGAAGAAGCTGCTAAAATGAAGCAGTTAAAAGAAGTTTCAAATAAACAAGCTCAATCAATTGAGAAATATAATTCTCTTTTAAAAGAGTATGGTATCGCTAGTCCAAACGAATTAGAAGAAGAAGTGAGAAATCAATTCTTTTCTAAATTAGTTGAGTCAATTGATTCATCATTTGTTATTAACGAAGGCACAAGAGGTCAAATCGGTACTCTTGACAAATCTGGTAAAATTACAACTACTTATGTTCATTATGGATCAGTTTCATCAGCTGGTGATTTCTTAAGAAATAATGGTGGAAAAGAAGCCAAAGAACTTTTAAAATTAGGTAAAGCTGGTATTTCTTTCTTAGGAAAGAAAATCACTGCTAAAAATGATTTTAACAATCCTGATTATGACGCAGCTTGTTTCTACGGAAGAGACAGAGGCGAAAAAGGAAATGCAATCGCAACTGGTAAAGTTGACAATCTTAGAAAGTTTGTTAACGATATTAAAAACGATGGTGGTGCAGAATATCTTTATTTATGGGATGAAACCACTGCAAAGTGGTTATTTATGGATACTTACGAAGATGAAACTTTACAAGTATTTGAAAGCAACACATCATTTGATATTAACGAAGCTATTTCAAGATCAGCTATCAGCAGAATGGATGGTTTAGTTCTTATTAAAGAAATGAAACAATTATTAGACATAGCTGGTGTACTTATCCAAGACTTAGTTGAAGCTGAAGGTTTTGATTTTCAAGATTGTGTTGATTTCATTGCATATAAAATTGGAGATGAATTCGAAGGCGTTTACGAAGGTAAATCAATCAAAGCAAGTGAAGGTAATGCATTCGGTGCTGCTGTAACTAAAGCTAAAGAGGACGAAAAAGACGAGTTTGAATTTCAAGGTAAAACCTTTAAAGTAACAGAAGCTGAAGAAATCTTAGAAGCTAGATCTATTAATAAGATCCAAAATGATTGGACAAAGGTAACAGGCGAAATGGCTGAACTTGCTAAAGAATGGAAAGCGGCTGAAGGAGATGCTAAAACTGACTTACTTGCAAAAATGAAAGAGAAAACAGCTGATAAAAAAGCTTTAGAGAAAGAATTAGATGCTGCAGTTGCTGGTAAAGACAAAGATCTTGAATTAGCAGTTGAATCTGTATCTATGAATAATCTTGATTGGGGTAAAACTACAGCTGAGAGAAATGATAATTTAGACAAATATCATTCTCTTAAAACTGAAAAAGAAAAAGAAGACTTTTTAAAAAAATTAAAAGAATCTCTAGAAGTAAATGAAGGATTTGAGGTTCATTATTCTGATGGCGTTAGAGCAATGAAGAAATTCAATAATCAAAATCAAGCAATGGATTTTGCTAAAGAACTAATTAAGAACAAAAAAGGTTTACAATTTGTAGATGTTTTTAATGCTGGTTCTGGATTTCATTCAACAGCAGATACGGATGCTATCGTAGCATTCTGGGGAGAAGGATCTTATACAGATAATGTTGCTAAGAAAGATTCTAAATTAGCTGCTAAGAAAATGAATGAATCAATTGATTTGAAAGAGGCTGAAATTAATTCAGAAGAAGAATTTACAGAATATGCTCACGAAGTATTGAAAAAAGCTTTCGGTGAAGAATATGATGAAACAAAGGCAAAATCAACTATTGACGGTATTTTAGCTAAAGCTGAAGGTGATTTCGGTGCTGCAATTGGTATGTTAACATCTGGTTTAGGCGAATAAATAAACAACAATTCTTACAATGAAACTATTAACATTAACACAATACATAACTGAAAAGCAGAATTTTACTAATTCTGCTTTCAGTCTTATTATGGAAGGTGGAGCTGCAGGTCACATGATGCATCCATTCGATGATAACTCTTTGACATTTGCAGACTTTAAAATGTTTATTGACAGAGGATTACAAGGTGACTTGAATTTTGAAGAAGCACCGACTGAAAAAACAGATGGTCAAAATCTATTTGTAACTATGATTGATGGTAAAGTAATGTTTGCTAGAAACAAAGGACAGTTATCAACTCCATTGGATTTAGTAGCAATAGTTTCTATGTTTGTTAATCATGCATCAGAAGCAGTAAGAGACACATTTACATTTGCTGCTCAAGATTTGGCTGGTTCTTTACAAAGATTGCCTCTTAAAACTCAAGAAGATTTCTTCCAAAACGGTAAAGCGTTCATGAATATGGAGCTAATCTATTCTGGAAATGCCAATGTAATTGCATACAATAGAGATGTTATTCAATTCCACGGTATTGTAACTATCGAAGATGGTACAACAAATTCAAAAGCTGCCAAAGATCTTGCTAAGATTTTACAAGACACAAACAATCATGTTCAAAAGACTTTTACTATTATACCTCCGCAAGAACTTAATATTAATAAGATCCCTGATTTTGAAGAAAAGAAAGGTTACTTCTTAGGTAAAATCAATGCTCTACAATCAAAATACAGTTTAAGTGAAAACGAACCTGTTTCTAAATATCACGAAATGTGGTGGAAAGAAGAGATTGACAAAATGTTCCCTGGTGTTGATGCTAATCTAAAATATGGTATGCTAATGAGATGGGCTTATGATGATAAGAAAACTTTAAACATCAGAGATATTGCCAAACAAGTTACTCCAGAAGAAAAAGCAGCCTTTGACAAATTTGACAAAGAAGATTTAAAATCAAAGCAAAAAGAAAACATTAGACCATTTGAAGATATATTCTTGGAATTAGGTTCTACAATTCTTAAAAACGTTTCTAACTTATTGGCTTTAAACCCAAGCGTAGAAGCACAGAGATTACACAATCAAATTAGTACAGAAGCTGGTAAGATCAAAACCAACGGCGATTTAAGTCAGATAGATAAAGTTGAAAAGGAATTAGCTAGATTAGATAGAATCGGCGGAATTGAATCAATTATGCCAACAGAAGGAATAGTATTCAAATACAAAGGTAAAATTTACAAACTAACTGGAACTTTCGCAGCGATTAACCAATTAATGGGAATCATTAAATACGGAAGATAAAGAATATAAAATGGCAATTAAAAAACTTAGAGACCACTTTGCTGAAAGTAATTCAGAGGATTTTAATAAATTATTAAAGTCCAGAGTACTTGTTACAGAAAAATTAGCTGCAAGCTCTTTTCACTGCCAAAAGGTAGGTGATAAATTACACTATTTTAAGTCAAATCAAACAGAACCTATGGATCTGGTTGACAGAACTATTATTAGATATTATGAGAAAGCTATCAAGCAAATGCAGTCAATTTCAAAAGAGGCTCTTTACGCAATGCCAGAAGATTGGAAATTTGGATTTGACTATTTGCCAAATACAAAGCCAGTCGATATTGACTACGATAGACTACCTAAAAACTTTTTGGTCTTAACACATATCATGGTTATGAATGGTCGCAAGACTAAGAAAGTAATTATTGATCCAGTTGTTTTGAAAAAATGGGCTAAGATCTTAGAAGTAGAAAATCCCCCAATCCTTTTTGATGGCTTGATGATGGATCACTCTAAAGAAGAATTGACTAAGGTTTTATCTATGAACGATAAAGAGTTTAGCCAGAGATTCCAGAGCGAATCATTTACACGTTTTATATACAATATGTTTAAACCAGATTCATTTTCATCTGCTTTAAATACCTCATTAGATTCAGATATTGATGGTTTAATTTTAACATTTGTCAACGGCAACAATTATGATTCTTATAAGTTAGAAGATTTCAGAAGAATCAATGAGCCAATTGACAGAAAACCAAGTGATATGTACCAAATTACAATTTTGGACATGACCACATATTTAAGCAATTATAACTTTAGCGATAATATTTTACAAGCAGAAACTCAAGATGCTCGTTATCTTGAATTAATGTCAAATGTGTTTAATGATTACGTTAAGACAAACTCACATAAATTTATTGGAGCTAATTTTGATCCAGCTGATTTTGCGGTAGGTGAAGACTTTAATTTAAATACCAAATTCATCACTAACGAAAAGACTCTAAGATATGTTGAAAATCCAGTTATCGCTGAGCTTTTTAAAATCTTATTAGGATCTTATAGAAAGATCAGAAATAAAGAGACAGATATTATTTCAACAGATATGATGGCTATGATGAATGAGATTGTTAAAAAGATTGAATCAAAAGTTCTTGAAGAAGTTGCTGAAACTGAAGTCCTAGATTTTGGTTCATATAGTAGACAAAAATCTATTAAGTCTTCTCCAGTTGCTCATATCAGTGAAGCCCTAAAGATTGATTATAAAGATCAAGGTGCACAACCTGTAAATATATTTGTTGGCAGATTCCAACCATTTACATTAGGTCACGTTAAAGTTTTAGAAACTTTAAATAAAGCTAATGGTTTCCCTGTAATTGTTTTCTTGGTAAAATCCAAGACAGTTAAAAAAGAGGATGCCGCCAAAAGACCTTACGATGTTGAGACACAAATCGCAATGATTAATAAAGTACAAAAAGAATATCCTTTCTTAAAAGAAGTGATCGTAGTTCCATCTGCTGCAATCGATGTTATGTTTAATCAACTTAGACCTAATTACGAACCAGTTTTATGGGGTACAGGAACAGATAGAATGAAAGCATACGGTTACATGGTTGATAATGACAAGTACAGAGAAGAACTTAATGTTAGATCTGATTTTGGTTTACATGAAATTAAAAGAGGTGATGATGATATTTCTGCAACGCAAGTTAGAAACAGTATGTTAGATGATGAGTATAACTTATTCAAGAAGCTTGTGCCAAAATCATTACACGGAATGTACGATGAACTTAAACAAAAATTAGAAGTGTCATTATCAGAGAATGAAAGTGTAATGACTTTCGAACAATTCATAAACAAGTAATGGGAACATACGGAGATATTAGAACACGATTTATTTTAGCATTACAGCAAATTAATGAAGTTGAATTTACAGATAAAGAAGCATTCTTAGATTATAAATCAAAGCATGAAATGAGACCAGATACTAAAATTATAGTAGGTGGTAAAGAAACAACTGTAAAAGCAGAAACAGAAACTCCTTCTAAAAAAGCTCAAGGTATTGAAGCTAGAATTAGTAGTATCGAAAAGCAATTATCAGCTATACAAGATCCTGATCAAAAAGAAAATGCTGAAAAGGTTTTAAAAGCTATTCAGTTAATTAACGATCCTAAAAAATCAGAAGAAGAAAAGCAAGATGCATTTGAAGAAATGGTAACATCTGGTATTTTTCAAAGAAACTCTACTGGTAAAAAGATCTATTTAGATCCACAGAAAACTGGTTTATTTTATAAAAGTCTAGGTGATAGTGAATCGCCAATGGTTATCCAGAAGTTAGCACAAGCTTATGGCATTGAAGATATTCCAAAGAGACTTAGATTTGGAATTGATAGAAAAGCAATGACTGGTGCCAAATTAATGGCCGATAATATTAGTAAAATGAAAATCAAAACTACTAAAAATTCAGTTGAAATTGATGGTTTTCAATATAAAGTAGAAGAAATTCCAAGCCTAGATAAAATGAAAGAAATCTATGGTAGTGAAGAAGAAGCTCAAAAAGCAATTGATTCTTTAGGAAAATACAATAAAATTATTGCAAGTACCGCCGAAGCATTTGCAAATGCGGAAGATGCCGATATTTTATCTCCAATCAAAGGTGTATCACCTACAACTCCAGATAATAGAAAGAAATTAAGAGATGCAATGTCTAGTGACATTATCGCAGAAGGTTTTGCTAAACAATTTAAAGATAAAAAACCAAGTAAAGAGCAACAAAAAGTACTTGATGAATTTAAGTCTTTAAAAGATATTGAAGATCCTAAAGAGTGGGACAAAAAGATTTTGGAACTTACTGGTAAATTAATGACAGATGACTTCTTTAAAACAGGAGCTTCTGACACAGTTGAATTAGTATCTTATGCTAGAGAATTAAACGCTGGAAACATGGTATATTTACCTGCAGCTTCTAATTTCCCTTTAGGTGATATTATTTCAATGTCTCCAACTGATATTGACTTTGAAAAGGATTCTCCAGAAGAGATCAGAAAAAAGATTCAATTAATCAGCGCTGGAGTTGAAAAAAGATCTATTAAGAATGGAGCAGGCGGAGCTTCAGCATCTGGTGAAAAGGTAAATCTTACAGAATTTAAAGAATATAAAGACATTCCGCAAGAACAAGTAAAATCAGATCTACAAACTTTGTCAGATAAAAATAAACTTTATAAAGATATTTTTGACGGAGATACTGAAGAGGCTCATTCTAAAATCAAAGATCTTGCTAAGAAATATGATTTTGATCTAACAGATGAAAAATATGTTACTTCAAAAAATAAATCAATTGAAGCTGCGATTGCAAATATTATGAGTAAAGATAACACAAGTGAAAACGAAGATGTTATTAGAGCACGATTATCAGCATATTACGATCAAGGTAAAACTATGGAATTTGCTTACAACAATACTGTTTCTCAACAATTATTTACCAATGAGGTTTGGGGTTATGATAAGAAAAACAAAACAGCTGATGTAAATAGAACTGACGGTATTAATCAATTAGCTCGTTTGAAATTTGAATTTAGTGTAGGAACTTGGGGCCCAACAGGTAAGCCAGGTAATCCTTTACCAACTAGATTTAAAAATGATAAAGAAGTTGATGAGAAGAAGTTGATAAAGCTTTGATATATAGAAAAACAAAACAAAACAATACTATAATGAAAATTTTTGAATCATTTGAAGATTTTGTAAACAACGGTTATAATAAGATCGACGAAGGCAAAATTGTTCTTAAAAGACAATACGGTGAAAATTCAGCTGTAACTACAGTTAAAGAAACTAAAGTTAGAAATAAAGTTTTATCTGCAATTAAAGATGGTAAATTATCTCATGAAGATTTTAAAGCTATCGTTAATGAATTTTCAGCTGATTCTAAGAAATGGTTAAATAGAAACGCAAGATACTTCAGTGTATCTGAAGATGGTGTAACATTATCATCTTATGGTTCTAAAGTACTTTCTCACATTAACGAATCTGAAGAAGTTAACGAAGAATTCGATACAGTAAATGAAGCTATTAAATCTTCAATCTTAGCATCTTTAATCAATATGAAATATGCACCTAAAGAATTTTTACAGTATATCTATGGTTATACTAAAATTGCTTTAGATCAAATCGAAGATACTGATATTCTAACATTAGATCCTAATACGGCATACAAAAGAAAAGCTGGTAAAGAATTAGTATTTTATGTTGTAACAAACTCAAAAGAAAATCCTTATGCTGACAAATCAGCATGGTCTGATGAGAAAATTCTTAAACCAGATACTATCTTAGGTGTTGCAAATGGTCAAAACGAATTCATGGGTGCAGCATGGTCTGGAAGAGGTTACACTCCTGATAGAAAAAAGATAATGGCTAAATCAGATTCTGGTGTTGGTATTAACAAATCATACAGAGGTTATGGTGCATCAGGTCTTTATAACGTAAAGAGAATTGCTGAATTAGCTGACGTTGCTTATGTAATTAACATCGACGCTTTACAAGCAAGACTTTCTACAGGTACTTTGTCAAATAATAGAGATGCAGCTAAAAGAGGTGCAATCGCATTGTTAGATCCTAAGAAAATCAAGGAAGAAAACATGAACAGATACAAAGCTATTATTGCAAAAAGATTAACTGATGGTGATAAAACAATCGATAAAATGATTGAAAAAGCTATCAATGATGGAACTGATCTTATCAAAAATGCAGTTAAAGCAAAACAACTTGGTCAATATGGTGATATTATCGCTGGTACAGATCCAAGAGGTAGAGAAGTTAAATTATCTGATGTAAGCAGTTGGTTAACTAGAATTATGGATGACTATGCTAGATTCACATCTGCTGAAGAAAATTCTAAAAAGAATGAATTTGGCGGTGGTTACTACGAAAGAGAAGTTAAACAATATGCTCTAAGTATTAAAGAAAGAGTAGCTAAGTTTGAGAAATTAGACATTGCTTGGTAAGAAATAATACAACGATATATAAAGAGCAGCCCTAAAGCTGCTCTTTTTTATTATAACAACAATATGCCAAGTACAAGTAAAACACAACAAAGATTAATGGGAGTTGCATACGCAGTTAAAAAAGGCGATATGGAACTTTCTGAAGTTGACGCAGAATATCGGGACAAAGTTCAAGAACTGGTTTCTAGTATGACGCTTAAACAACTAAAAGATTTTGCATCAACTTCTCATGAAGGTTTACCTGACAAAGTTGATGAATATTCAGGAATGGATGCTGGAATAGGTGTTACACCTAATAGCATTACGGGAGCTGGAGCGGTCTTATTACCTGATATGACAACTGGACGTTTTGGATCAGGAGACGTTCCAACTGGACAGAAGAAAGAGGATGACGAAAAACTTAGAAAAATAAGAAGATACGTATTGTCTATGCAAGATTATATGGATCGTAAAGGCACCTAATGAAAATTACAAAGGTTTATATTTCAGATCTTGGTTATTTAATGGCAACTGTTGAAAAAAACGGAGTTGCTTGTAACCATCTAATTGGTACACTAAGAGATATGTTACCAGAAGAAATAGCTAAATTACCAATTGAAACTACTTCAGGTAATATTTTAAATGAAACAAAACATGAATTGGCTTTATAATACAAAAGCTAATTAATGAATACCAACATAAAAATCATGAGTAATGAAGAACACATCGAAGAGATTTTGATGGAGGCTTCGGCTTATGGATTGCGATTAGAAGTTATTGAATTCGCAAAAAAGAACATGGAAGAGGATCCTAATATGGATCGATTGACCGCATACATTCACGCATTTAACGATTGGATAAAATGATTACAACAATTACAACAGACATTCACAAAACATTTATTTACGAAACAATGGATGGCCAATTCATGGCTACAGATCCATTAGAGTTCGATCAAGTTATTCATGGAGGACCATGGAAAACGAAAGAAGAAGCTATCACAGCTTTTGAAAAATATGTTCAGTTACATCAAATTATATTTGAGTAATGAATTCTCTAGATACACAGTATCAAGCACTACTTCAAGACATTCTTGATAATGGAATAGTCAAAGGTGATAGAACTGGAACAGGAACTGTTTCGGTTTTTGGTCGTCAGATCAGACACAAAATGTCTGAAGGATTTCCTTTGCTTACGACTAAGAAGATGCCATTTAAAACAATCACAACAGAATTGTTATGGTTCCTTCGTGGTGATACAAATATCAAGTTCCTTGTTGATAATAATTGTCATATTTGGGATGGTGATGCGTATAAGAACTATTGTTATCAACAATCACGAAGATTTATTCAAGGATGTACTTATCAAGAGTTTGTAGAAAAAATAAAAACAGATGATGAGTTTGCCAAGACATGGGGTGAATTAGGACCAATCTATGGTAAGCAATGGAGAAAATGGTCAGGAACTGCAAGCGTACCGATAGGATGGAACCATAAAATGCCTACGGATTTTATTGATATTAACCAAA